ATTAAGGACTTAGCTGTACTAAATAAATTTTTCAATCAACCACTACAAAAGATCAACACAATTTAGCACAAAGTCCCAACCTACCGTCTATTCAATTTTAAGCATTGCCATAGCCGTACGGTAGTAAAGCTATAGAATGCTTTTTCTAATTAAATATTTCATAATTAAAAAAATTAATCATTTGCGACATTGCAAATGAGGTTCAAATATACGCATTAAAAGTAAAATGGCAAAAATTTATGTAGCAAGTAGCTGGAGAAATCCTTTTCAACAAGAAGTTGTAAATATTCTCCGTGATTTAGGACATGAGGTCTATGATTTTAAGAATCCCCCACATGGGAATGGTGGTTTCCAATGGTCTGATATAGACCCTGATTGGCAGAACTGGACAACTAAGCAATATCAAGAAGCACTTAATCACCCAATTGCGCAGAAAGGTTTTGATTCAGATTTCAATGGTATGCAGTGGGCTGATGTCTGCGTTATGGTTCTTCCTTGTGGTCGATCTGCTAACACAGAAGCCGGATGGATGAAAGGCGCAGGTAAAAGGGTAATGGTTTATTCTCCCGAAAAGCAAGAACCAGAACTGATGTATAAAATATACGATTTTGTGAGTGACAACATATTTCGTATCAACGATAAGATAATTGGAGTATAACAGATAAGATATGAGCAGACTGTCAGACGAATGGTGTTGCATGAATTGTATTCACCAAGAAGAATGTTTGGATCAATATCCTAATTTAAATTTATTAGACTATTGTATACATTACGAAGACGTAGAATGGATAAAGAGAAATTCAACAGAGCAATAGAACTCAACAAGAAAATAGAAGAATACAAAAGTCATAAGACAGCACTTGAAAGTTGTAACATAAAATATGGTGGTGGATTGATATTTACATACAACAGAATGCACAATGATGTACCATTAAAGGAAGAGATTTTTGGTAAGAATTTCTTTCAGAACTATATGAATGCTTTGGATAATAAGATAGAAACATTGCAAAAAGATTTTAACGAGCTATGACAAAAGAAGAAACCAAGCAGACAGTAAAAGAAGCGGCAATAGAAGCAAGAATGGCAAGTGCCGAAACATTAACTACTTATGGTACGCACACATCACTTGATGATTTTGAATATTTATCTCATGATGAAATTGCAGAAGCCGCATTTGTGAAAGGTACTGAATGGCAGGCAAAGCAATCCCCGTGGATAAGCGTGAAGGAACGGTTGCCGGATGAAAATGAAGACATCATCATTCTATGTAAACATGGTGCGATTTTTAACGGTACATATAGCAACAATGTATGGTTCTGCATGGATGGTTATATCCATGATACGTACAAAGGTAATCCGATTTACTCTTCAATGAGCAGCATACCTTCATCATGGGAACCGATAGCATGGATGCCAATACCTAAATTTGAAGAATAATGAATATCGGAATTTTAGCCGTTGATAGCAATTTCCCCAATTTAGCACTTATGAAAATCAGTGCTTACCACAAAGCAAGAGGCGATCAAGTGGAGTGGTATAATCCCCTATGTGAATACGACAAAGTATATACAGCTAAAGTATTCACTTTCACACCTGACTATAACTATTATATCAATGCCAACCAAATAGAAAAAGGTGGTACCGGATATGATATTGAAAAAGTTCTTCCAGTTGAGGTTGATCGTCTTCAACCTGATTATTCTATCTACAATATTGACTCCAATTTGTCCTATGGGTTTCTGACACGTGGTTGTCCCAATCGGTGTAAGTGGTGTGTTGTTCCTAAAAAAGAAGGGAAAATCTCACCTTATATGGATATTGAGGAAATAACAGCTGGACGGAAGAAAGCTATCCTTATGGATAATAATATACTGGCCTCAAACTATGGCTTGCAGCAAATAGAGAAAATCATCAAACTGGGTGTCAAAGTGGATTTTAATCAAGGACTGGATGCCCGCTTAATCACGGATGAAATTGCCCGACTACTTGCAAAAGTAAAATGGATTAAACGTATTCGCTTTGGATGCGATACGCCGGGACAAATTGCAGAAGTTGAACGTGCTTCCGCTTTGATAGACAAGTATGGATATAAAGGGGAATATTTCTTGTATTGCATCCTTATGGACTTTAAAGAGTCGTTTGCGCGTGTCAACTACTGGAAATCTAAAAGCCGCCGTTTTCTCCCACACTGTCAACCCTTTCGTGATCTGAACAATCCACACCAAATCATTCCACAGTGGCAGAAAGACATGGCGCATTGGGCTGATAGGAAGGAAATATACATGAGTTGCGACTTCAAAGACTTTTCACCAAGAAAAGGATTTTTATGCAAGGAATATTTTAAAATATTGTAAGATGAAATTAAACAAAAAGACAGAGCGACTTATTAAACGTAAAGCCGCTGAACTTAAAAAATTATACGAAACTCCTAATCCCGAAGTAGATAAAATTATTTCTGAATTGAGAGCAGAAGCAACGAAACGTCCACAGAACATGAGTAAGGAAGAAGAGATTGCTTATATTCTGAAAAAGGCTGATGAAAATTGCGATCATATAGAAATTCGTAAAATCCTAAATGAAAGTAATACATGAATACATCTTTTGAACGATCTGCAAACGCTTCCGATGAATGGTACACACCACGAGAAATCATTGAAGCATTAGGTGAATTTGACCTTGATCCATGTGCTCCCATGCACCCTCTTTGGCCTACTGCAAAAATCATGTACAACAAGCAGGACAATGGTCTTATACAAAATTGGGGGGGCGAATTTGGCTTAATCCCCCTTATTCCCGTCCGCTTATTGAACAGTTTGTTAAGCGTTTGGCAGAGCATGGCAACGGAATTGCATTGCTCTTCAATCGTTGTGACTCAAAGATGTTTCAAGATGTCATCTTTAAGAAAGCCACGGCAATGAAGTTTCTACGTAACCGGATTCGTTTCTTTCGCCCTGATGGAACACGTGGGGACAGCCCCGGTTGTGGAAGTGTTCTTATTGCATTTGGCCGGGAAAATGCCGAAATTTTAAGGAATTGCTCTTTACAAGGCAAATATGTTGAACTTAACAATGATAAATGATGAAAATCTTATATTTACTCATGCTCATTGCCGGTCTTTTATGGATCGGTGATTTCTCCATCACCTTAAAGCCCTTTTCTGTATCTTTACCATGCTGGTATAAAACCGTTGGCATACTTCTATTTTGGCTGTCAATGACTATATATGTTTTAGGCGAGCATACTAAAGGCTATAAAGAAGGATTTGATACTGGAGTTAAAAAGTGCATTGAGATACTTGATAGAAATTGCCACTCTAAAGAAATAAATAATGATGAAACGGTACAGAATCAATAAAACTACTACATTCGTAGAAGATAATCACAGCGGAAATAAAGAGAAATACCTCATTCCTGATTACAAAGTGCAAGTCAAATTTGCGTGGATTTGGATAACAGTTAAGTCCTTCCATGATGAAGATGAAGAATACGCAAAAAATTGTGCGAATGAACTTCTTGAAAAACTTAACGAAAAGATTTGATTATGATTGAATTACAAGGGAAATTCGGCAAAGATTGTAAAATATTTGCCAATACAATAGAAAATGAAGCTATCGGAACGATACAAAACATTTTGAATAATCCGGTTACGACTGGTGTTCCAGTTCGTGTTATGCCTGATACCCATCAAGGAGTAGATATAGTGATTGGATTCACTATGCCGGTTACAGATCGTGTCAATCCCAATCATATCGGAGTGGATATTGGTTGTGGAATGTTATGTGTAGAAATTGAAAACGCAATAACAAAAGATTCTTTTCCGGACATTAATCATGCAATCCGTTCCACCATACCTATGGGATTTGAGATTAACCAACAATCCTTATCCCAACAAGAAAGGGAGAATTTGTTTACCTTCTTATCTATCAGAATGGAACAGTTCTGCTCTAAATTCCAACTGGCAAAACCGGTTATTAGTGAGGAATATGTATCACAACTTTGTAAGAAGGTGGGAATAAATGAAACTACATTCTACAACTCTTTAGGTACATTGGGAGGTGGGAACCACTTTATAGAACTGGGGCGTGCTGAGTCAACCAATAATATATTTCTTACAATACACACCGGATCGCGGAACTTTGGTGTGAAGGTTTGCAAATACCATGCCGAAATAGCCAAATTTGACAAAAAAGCTTTTTCTAATGAAATTCAACGCTTGAAGTCCACTGTTGAACCACAATCCATGCAAGCTGAAATACAGCGTTTGAAGGAAAAATTTGCCGGGTATTCCGGGTATCTCACAAATGAAGCAATGCTTCACTATTTATGTGACATGGTGATTGCACAAGGATATGCCGCTTTCAACCGCAAGTTGATTATACAACGTATAATCAAAGCTTTGGGCTGGAACACTGCAATATCCGTTGAGACAGTCCATAACTATATCAGCTTTGATGATATGATAATCCGTAAAGGGGCTATTGCTGCATACGCCAATGATTATGTTGTGATTCCTATGAATATGGCAGACGGTATTCTTCTTTGTCGTGGTAAGGGAAACAAAGATTGGAATTATTCTGCACCCCACGGTGCCGGACGCTTATACTCCCGTTCCGAAGCTAAAGAAAGATTATCAATGGATGTATTCAAAGCCCAAATGAGCAATGTGTATTCTACTTCCGTATGTGAAGGGACATTGGATGAAAGTCCTATGGCATACAAAAATGTTCAGGAGATAAAAGAGCTTATAGAACCTACGGTAGAAATTGTTGATACAATTGTGCCCCTAATCAATATCAAAGCTGTATGATAGAAAAGACAGACTTCCCTTATACTCTTGGCGGCTATGTCGAACAGCAAAATTATAAAGGTTTCGACATAGCCGTTTCCATTCGCAGATACAAAGGAATATCAGCTTATGTCATTTCCTCGGAGAAAAGGCTGATCCGTGAAGAATCTGCCACCTTTGCCGACAAAGAAGACATGTTCCGTTGGGGACGAGAAGCGGTTGACCGGTATTTGGAACAGCAAGAACGTAGAAAAGAAGAGAATGCAGTCAAACGGGCAGACTATTATAAGAAGAAAGCTCGTGTGGCAGCATTGAAAGCCTTTAATGCCGCTATGTATTTCTCTGATATAAAGGACGGACTTTATGATAAGGCAAAAGGATTTTTTGAATATGAACTGGATAAGGAACATGCAAAGATCAGATGAAAACACTTGATATTATACAAGGCTTTTGCGATCATGTTTTTCGTGATAAAAAAGGAAACCGCATCTTTCCCAATATTTTTGTCGGGAAATGGGAAGCTGACTTATTGGAAGTTACCCGGTCACGCCTGACTTATGAATATGAAGTAAAAGTAAGCAGATGTGATTTCCATAAAGACAAAAAGAAAAGTGATAAATATGGCAAGAACAAGTTTGATGTTGTCACTTCCGGCCAACGTACCAATTATTTTTATTATATAGTACCGAAAGGTTTGATAAAGCCCGATGAAGTCCCTGATTTCTCCGGGCTTATTTATGCTTATGAAGGATCAGTGCAATGTTATTCTCTTGAAAAGGGAAGATATGCAGTAAAGAGAATTTTCTTTGAAGTAGCCAAACCTGCCCAAAAAGTTTCTGACATGAAAGCGGATGATAACTTCATTCGTAAACTCGACTTATCCATGTACTATCGCTATCACCAAATGAGAAGAGACAATTACAAAAACAAGGAATAATATGGAATTAAGATTAGACCCTGAAATACCGGTCACACGGGTTGTCAACGGGCATAATGTTTTCAATAAAGGCTATCACCACGGATTACGAGGAAAAACCTATGAAGAATACTATGGCAAAGAGAGAGCTGTTGAAATAAGAAAAAGACACAGCGAGGCTTTGAAAGGACATAGATATTGGTCTAATGGAAACGCCCATGCCTTTGCGTGTATCGCAATCACTCCCGAAGGCAAATGGTATAGATTCGAGTCAATAACCCAAGCTGCCCAAAAGTTAAATCTGAATTATGCCACAGTTCGCCGGTATATAAAACGAAAAATCAAACCCCAAAATGGCTGGCAATGGTTCTTGGAGAAAGATAATAACTGGATAAAACATATTGATGATGGAAAAGCTGAATGAAATCGCACAAAAAGCTTATGAATGTGCTGTAAGACGTGGAAAGATTGATCCCGACAATGATAGTAACAACAATCTCCACCGCGATCTGCTTGAAGAAGTTGCCGAAGTCTTTGAATGTACAGGTGAGAAATCTCCACATATTAAAGAGTATTTAGATGTAGAAGAAGAGCTGGCAGATGTAATCATTGTTGCCCTAAGCACACTACACCATTTCAAATGTGACATTGATTCACTCATTGAAGCCAAAATGAATTATAATAAAAATAGAATGGATTGATATGGGAACCGGACAATTAATAAAATTGATTGTTGAGGCGTTTGTGCTTATCTTTGCACTACCATGTGTCTATAAAGATTTCATGAACTTATGGAAAGAAAAATAAGTGATATAAAAGACAAAAAGTTGAAAGCTGAAAATATCACATTGGCAGCAATATATAACATATTGTTCACCAATGATATAGTTTGCTCCTTAATTGTAGAAATGTTAAGTGCATTACGCAAATCAGGGCTTTGTCGTTTCCGTGTAAAGCAGCAAGGAAATAAACTGGAACAGTTGATGCTTCAATATGAAAAGAAAATCAATAAAATAGCCGGAAACCGAGCTTTTTTCATGGCTGATGCCAACCAATATGTTGCAGATGAAGTACAACCTGATTTGCTTAAAATGGAATACTCCATTAAAATGGAGTTTGACAAATGCCGGATTGAGAATAGTGCCTTACTTGCCAAAGTAGAACTTGCAAGATGTATGGCAGAGCTTGCTTGCCTATCCCTTGACAAACGGATAGAAGAAGTCCGTCCATATAATAAAGAAGTAACCGGAATAACATATCTCCGGCTCACTGACACATTTAAAGTATTGGATGAACTTTCTGATATTTTATATAGGGGAGGGTATTGTAACCTCAATCAAAGCGATAATTGCAAAAGGGGTATGGCTATCATACAACGAAAACTTACTGATTGTGATATTATCAGCCGCGCAATCAATGAGTCAGACAAGTTAAATCCTGCTGATAAAGACGGATAAAAATGGCAAAATATCGTATAGGAATATCCGAAAGTTTATTGGGAGATTCTTGCTATTAATGTCAGATCAAAAGGTTTGGCATTTGGTGAAATGATGAAAGTTTCGGTACCAAAGAACGAATTTTAGATTATGTTTGTAAACTTAAAAAAACGGACATATAGTGTTTAACTATTTATAAACTGATTATGAAATTAGAAGGAAGAATCATCGTGGCACAACCGATACAATCGGGTGTATCAAAGAATGGCAATAACTGGCAGAGACAAGACTTTGTTTTGGAAATTCCCGGCCAATACCCTAAGAAAGTTGCCTTTTCAGTAATGAATAGTAATATTCAGAATTTTGGATTGGCCGTTGGGCAAGATGTTGATATTGAAATAGATATTAATGCGAATGAATGGCAGGGAAGATGGTTTAACTCCATTACTTGCTGGAAAGCAACACTCCGTAATCCGGGACAGTCTGCCGCGCCACAACAGCCCCAAACTTATTATCAGGGAGCATCATCCACCACGGCACCCTCACAAAACATGCCTCAACCACCAGTGGATTTCGGGGAACAAAAAGACGATTTGCCTTTCTAAAAAAGGAGAAGGGAGCCGAAATGCCCCCTTCTTTTTATTAATGTTCCACTTTTACGATTTCATTATAAACTATTCTGCTTCGTGGGTTATAATTGACTATTGTTTGTTTATATCCCTTTGTACCCCATCTCCACCATAGGAACTTGTGTTTATATATCCGGCTTATCGCGCTTGAAAGACTGTCTCTCACTTCATAGGTAAATGTGCTATCAGGAATATTTGCATAAAAATCCACCCATTTATCTGAATAATTGAAACTGCTGTCTTTCAGAACAAATACAATACTGTCTTTAGTGACAACTTTTGTGGTTGTGATATATTCGACTTCTTTAGGACGCAGATTCAAATCTTTTATCAGTTTTGCATCCGCACTCCGCAGCTCTTTCAATTCTTCAATGTTAAGCCGCAAAACATGGTTTTCAACCACATTTAGACTATCCCTAATCTTATATTCTTCAAGTCCAGTACAGAGACTTTTCATATTATCTGAAAGTCGGGCACTTTCCATTTTCTCCTCCTGCCACAACCGGTACATCGAAAAGGTTGCCGCAAGGAGTAACACCCAAATTACTCCTATACCTATCTTCCACCTCATAATCAATCTGTATATACATTTTTACCAACTTCTGCAATAACCACCCATGCACCATTACAGAACCCATATATCTTACCGTCATTCGCCGGCATTTCAGGTATTGTGTTAAGCTTTGTCTCATTGGCAGTGGCTTTGCTAAGAGCACTTTGAGCTGTACTTTTTGCTGCATCAGCCGTTGTTTGTGCGGTCACAGCCTTTCCATCCGTAACAGCCAACATTCCGGTCAGAGTTTTTTCATTGGTTACTCCTGCAAGGAAGGTCTCAATTTCATTGAAGGTATCAATGGCCGTAGTCGCATCAACAGTGCCAACCAGTTCATCCAATGCTGTTTTCACTGCATTTATGGACTGTTCCAGTTGGGATTCTGCCAATTGAGCACGTCCGCTTTCTGCCAAAATATCCGATTTATTCGCATAGCTGCCACTATCAGAACTCTCCAAAAATGAAGATGAAATAGGAAGTTCATTACATCCTACCATAACATACTGTCCGGCTATCAACCCGTCAACATTTATATCACAGAACTCTCCGACACTAAGTGCTGTTTTGTAAGGTACATAATCCTTTCCATTAGAACTTTTATACACAACAACTCTATTGTTTGCTGCATCTCCAAAATTGATGCTGATTGCAAATTTCCCAGTAGATAACTGTACCGGTTGGCTTTCGTACCAACCCTCTTCTTTAAGAGTAAAATTCAATTTTGCCATATCTTCTATATGTCGTTTATATGTTTGTTTCCTATATCAACTCCCAGCCTTTCCTTACCTCATCCATATTTGCAGGAACGCCATTCTCAACATAACTCATTGCAGCTACCACCGCAATAAGTTGTTCCCGGTTGTTTCTGTTCAGAACTGTATGACGAGATATGCCCGAACGTTTTTCGACTGTGGCAATATACACGTCAGTATTGTTTTCACATGGCGGTGCCCATCGCATAATAACATCTTCAAGTTCATTGGCCGTACCATCTTTGTCAGTATCATACTTATTAAGAATATAAGTTTGAAGGGTTTTAAAAGCAGCACGATAACCGTATGCCATAGTTTTAAACTGAAAGAAGCTTTTATCTGTCTGTGTTACAGACAATCCCTGCCATTTCGTATTATTTCTTCGTATATTTAATGGATTATTATTCCGTAGTCCCCGTGTCATTTTTATCCTCCTTTTCTTTTTGTGTTTCAAACAATATTTGTGCGGCCAGTCGTGCTATATCATCCTTATTTTCAATGATTATACTCATAGTCTTTTCCGCTTTCCGAAGCTCGGCCTTTTCCCATGATTTCTCACGTACTGATTTAAACTCGCAGAAGACACAATAAGCAGCCCATAACATAGCAAATACCGGAAATGGAATGACAATACAACAAATAAGATCAATCATAACCAGTGTAAGAAACGGATTAAAATACTTCTTTGCTTTTGTCGCTGTCATTTTATACTTTTTCGAGGTACGAAGTTCGCCGCGCTGCTTTGCCTTCTGAATCCCCGAAATAAAATCTATCCCCATTGCAACAATGATAGCTGTCATACTCACCGCTATCAAAACCAAATGTAAAAACAAATGGTCGTGAATGAATGCTTCGATAATGTCGTTCATATTCTTTTGTGTTTGCGTTTGTATATTATTCCAATAGTAATTTATTGATAGCATCAATAAAGGATGGGGAACACAAACTCGCGTATTCCCTAATCATATTACACTCTTCATCGTTATACTCAATCTCTCCATTAGAGTTGAATATTTTAAATGCAAGAGCATGAGCCTCTATTCCTCTACCAAGTTGATAAATGATATTTGCAAAATCCTTTTTGTAGTTCTCAACGGAGCATCTTGTCTTATCAATATCAACAAAAACCTCAATTCTTTCAAAATTTATCCTTTTCATAATCACTTCCAATCATTGTCATTTGAAGCACCAAACATCAGACCTCTTCCCAACCAGTCAGAGTTCGGTGACGGATACATAAAATCTGCCAATTGCATACAATGGTGCATAGAACCGCCATTCAACGTTTGCTTTGTTCCATTCGCATATACCTGAACATTATTATAATTGTCATTTGCATTAACCAAGAATATCCTTTGGGTAACGGCAAGACTCAAAAGATAACGGTAGGTCGCGCTTGACGTTATTCTGAATATGACCGTATCGACTGGAAAGCCCGATGTCTCGCCGTTATAATCGTATCTTGGCGAATAGCAAGGAACTATATAATAAGTTTCATTATTTGAAGAAGTCCCGGAAGTCAAAGGAATATAAGTACCGGCTTTATCAGCCCCTTTTGTGTACACATAGGCATAGGAGCCATAAACTACCATAATGCTTCTTTCTCTTGCGCCAAACACACCTCTACACCATAAGTCAGAAGTGTAGAAGCGTGATGATCGGCCTTCTTTAGTTCCTTGATGATACATATCACCATCAAACCACATCCTTCCATCACTTCCAAAACTGATTCCCCCAACCGCATTACCAGCATCATTTACGCAATTCAGTCTTGTAAAAGAGCCTGACACACCTTTCAATGTACCTTCAAAAGTGCTGTCACCTGAAATGACCGCACCAGTAGCATAAAGTTTCCCTGCTATACTTACTTTATATGGTGCATCAGTCGGTGTTGTAGCTCCAATCCATAGCGGATAGTCGCCACCAACAAGCCCTGCCGCAACCGTTGTGTTGTCAGATTTCATAATCAAAAGCTGATTACCCTGCATAAATCGAAGAATAGCGTTTTGAGCCATGATAAGCGGAGTGTACACCGGTACCAAAGAATTAAACTTCTGCCAATAAGTTGTATTTGTTACTGGAATGGAATCACTGGACGTATGAGTTTTCAGACATTTATACGCGTTAAACGTATTGGCACCGGTAGTCACAATAGCAATATCCAAGTACCGGGTACCGGAAGTCAAAGCCTCGTCATTGCGATACTCTATGCCTTTAGCCCATTCGGATTGCCGGAGAATACAGCCCTGAAGCCCGTTTTTCCCCGGTTCCCCATTAGTACCGTCAATTCCATTTTTGGCCTTTCTTCGTATTAATATATGCCCTTGTGCCTCCATACCGGATTACTTCAATTTTGCCAATACTTCTTTTGCGATCTCTTTAGCCTTGATACGATAGTTCTGATAATCAGTATATTCTTTCAGATACTCGGCACGCTTATCTTCGTCAAGTTCCGAAGTTGTATCACGTGCCATTTCCAAATTGGCAAAAATGGCATCACGTTTGTTTGCATCATAACGTTCCATGATAATGGCGCTTACAATGCTGTCATAATCATGTTCCCCTTCAACATCCACATTTTCACAGACATACTGGTCTTCAACCACCACATCTTCCGAACCGGCCTTTTGAACAGCTTCTCTTCTCTCAAAGTCAAAGTAAATGCGTAGCAACGCACCTTCAAGTACAAATTCAATACCAGTCGGCAGTTCTCCTACAAGAGTTCCATAACTTTTCATAAATTACCTCCATTTTTATAATTATTCTTCAAAATAATAAGCACTCTTCCCGTCACCTAACGAACGCCGCTTGACAATCACATTTTCCACTGGAAAAATCTTTTGACCGTTATTCTCCGCTTCGCGAGCCTGATCCAACACATCTTTCAGGTTGTAACAGTTCGTTATGAATTTGCTACGTTGTCCGTTCTGTTCAAAAAGAACACAATATCTTCCTTCACCTTGCTTTGTCTTCACATTCGTTTCAAAGTCCACTACTGTTATAGGGACATTGAGAATATCCATCAATCTTGTTTCTTTTACATCGAAGAACTTCTTTCCATCCTTCGTTCTACCACTCTGTTTGATACCTTTATCTGCAAAACTCATATCATTATTTGTTATTGTTCTCCATAAATTCTTACAATCTCCCCACTTGCACCAGCCCCAGTATGAAGCTCGTATCTCGCGGTTACGTTTCCGGCTTTTTATCCGTTTCACCTTTCGGGCAAAATTCTTTTTCATACTTTTGCGCATCCGAACATTATCTTTCGTGAAGCAATAGCCCAAAAAGTTAATCCTTCTTCCTCTTACTACGTTTTCGCTTTCTACGCTTTTTGTTCCCATTCTTTGTTTCTGTTCCTATCGGAGCGATACAGCTGTTAGCTTTGACTACCAACCCGACTTTTGCACTTTCCCGTTCATACGCACGAATGAGAAATAATGCTTCTGCCTTAGAACGAGCCAGCATAACATTATCATCGCAATATCTATGCAGGCATTTGACATGATATTTCTCCTTCATTGTATGATCTATCCGACTTGCCGCAAAATTGCCGATAGGTTGACTTGTAAATGCTCCAATTGGAACACCTCTTTTTCCGTTCAACTTCATTCTCCAATACGTCAATTAACTCCGTTCCGCTGTCATACGATAAAACAGCTATCTCAATCAGTTTAATAAATCGTTCATCTTTAAATTTCCTTCTCAATGCAGCAACAATAAGCTCATGAAGAATACTTTGATAAAACTTTTTAAAATCAGTTTTTACGAACCATTTGCATTCCGGGTACCGGCGAAGGAAACTTTTCATTCTCCTTACTCCAAAATGAAGTCCTTTTCCCTTAATACATGCACTCGTATCATAAATCAGACTTTTATAAATATCTTCTCCAATCACCCTCATAATCGCATGATGCAATATACGCCACGGGAAATATTTCTGTTTGACAATATCTCGGACTTTTCCAGCATCACTTCTTACCTTCATCACGCTATAATCCGGTGCCGGAAAATCCAATGTCAGAATCATCAACTGCAAAGCTCGGAGGTCTTCTTCTGGGTGAAGATTATGCCGCCTGATAAAACGATTTTTCTTAACCTTCCCATCTTGTGCCTCTCTGTCCGCTTCACGCAAATTGTTTATTTCTGCAATACGTTCAAGAATATATCCGACTCTTTTAGGTTTCTTTCCACCGCTTGCTTCTATCCGTCTATCGTCAGCCTCTATCCTTTCCGCTATAATTCTATCAATTTCATCATGTGACAGATTTCTCCAATCAATATCATTTCTTCCAATATTCACTGTTGCTTTGTTTTAAAATTTACACCATACTTCCAATTTTGTCTTGTTCAGACTATTTTAATTATTCCGATAACTGCAAGCTGTTTCTACTTGCTTGAATAATTCGCCCGGAGCTTTCGAGAACCAACCTACTAACACCGCTTGTTGCCTTCCGCAAATTGGGCAACCTTTCCGCATTCTTGATTTTCTGACATCGTAACCAATTGATTACTACGTTGCAACGATATAAATCCTGCAAGGTCATGGCTCGGAGAACTCGCAGATCACTCTACGATAAATAAGTATGGCGAGAGCCGATATTCGCATTCGAGTTCGACCAATCGTTATTCGAGTTCGCATAAGCGAGGCCGCAATTCGCACCGTTATTCGCATTACCGCCCCAAAGAACCAGCTCTTGTTCCCCTCTACCAACCGTCCACGCCTTTCGGCTTTCGTCCCGTTATCCGTAGCCGTAAAACGAGAAGGTGGACGGGTTTTAATTAATTGAAATTCAAAGAACTAATATTTCAAAATCTATCATGCAGCCATCAAAGATGCACCGCTAACAAATGTTAAATCTCCAAAATACGCAAGGCGAGAGCCGACAGACGCACCCGAGAACGACCAAGCGTGATACGAGGTCGCACAAGCGAGGCCGCAATACGCACCGCCACCCGCAGAACCGCCCCAAAGAACCAGCTGCCCAGTAGTGTTTGCCCATGAATAATCAGCCCAATAAGAAGTGCTATTTCCACCAATCTTTTTCGGGAAAATATCAAAATGCTCCCCAAGAATTATTTCCTGCACTTGACCGGAAACTGTCTGCCGGGTAGCTTGTCTGTATTCACCATTTGGATGCGCAGCTAATTCAGCAGTAGTTGGTAAACGGTTTCCCTTATAAATGAAAATCTCAGTTCCACTTTGAGCACTATTGTTGGAACTACCACAAAATACTCCTTGCAGAAATTCCCATTGCCACCCATAAGGATCTTCTATACCCATCATGTTCACCCGTGAGCAATCCACCCCAGTATTACTTCCATTCACCACAGAAATAGCAATTTTACCCCAGTTGTCACCGAGACTTTTTGTTGCACCAGTTTTCAAAGCTGCCGCAGCAGCCCACAAATCTTTACTGGAGCTACCACCTACACCATAACCGAGTTTGGCTTGAATATTGGTATCTCCATATTGGGACAGTCCCAACATCATAATAAGTTTTCGCTGATCGTAATCAGTCAGCCCCCATTCCTTACCATTTACTTGTGCAGCAGTCCAAAATGCGTTGATCGTCTTGCTGCCTGCCGGTGCAACTCCTGAACGTGAGACAAGTGCACTACCTGACATGGAGCCTTTATATGCCCCGATACAATTATACATTCCACCGTTTGCCCCACCGATAAACTCACCGCCAATAGGTAGCATGGAGAGCCATAAGATCGGTACACCACTTACACTGTCAGTCTGTACACGATAATACAAACGCGGCCCTATCCACATCACATGCCCTTTGGTTTCATCTACCGTAGTACCATCGGCAAACACCGCACTATTGGTAGGGGATAATTTTGCCGCCCTTCCATCATTCGTTACAAGATAACGGCCACAATACAACTTGTATTCTGTCCATGCGGCTGTATTACCTATCACACCATAGTTTGTGCTACTTTGGATTGATTGTTTGATTGGAATCCCCCAAGCCACTTGCCTCAACATTTGTTCGTCACCATTATTGATAGCATTCATGAAGTTTTCTATGGTAATGCGTCTAACACTACCACCAACTTCCACCAGCACTGTATTGGAGCGTAGAATGGAAGTTACCAATGTTTCATTTCCTAATCCTTTAGTTGCCATAATATTATTTTGTTTTTTATGTTAATTAAAATGACACTCTGCCAAAACATCAACATCATATTGAGTCCCGTTTCTGTCGGTTTCCGTTGTTGTTACAGATATGGAATTTGTCGTAGAATGTTTCAAACTCTTCCAGTTTTCCTTATCCATCACATCCATAGTCCATGATGCGGAAGTGGGAGTATAAGTTAATCCAGTTGTCATATTTACAATCTTGGCACTTACTGTAACGGGCTGGCCGGTATCAACCTCTTTGTTGGAAGAAGTTATATAACACACAATCTGAAATTCATCTGCCGTGTCAACAATGCGTACCCCGGCACGTGCTATCGGTTGTGAAGCACCTGAAGACTGATAAACTTCCGCTATGAACAACTGGGTACCATCCACATCACCACGGGTAACAGTTATACTCTTTTGCCCGTTCTTATCAGCCCAAGCCGTCGTGTCCTTATACCATTTTATATAGTAATCGGTAATGGCATTGGCACCGGCATATAGCTTGGTAGTCAGAGTACAACTTGTTACTTTACTTGTTAGCTGCTCGGTACTTGCAAGAATAGCAAGATAATAAGAACTGGCTCCCATGTTCTGAATGGCAATAGGTAGCTCACCAGTCAAATTATATTCAACACCTGCCGTAGAAGCGACACACGAATAAGTCAATGTATCTCCTGCAACATTCGTTTTACTCGCCAAGTTTCCGATAATTTTAATGGCGCCGGTACCAGTATTCAAAGAAAATTTACCCGTACTGTCTTTTTTCCAACCTCCACTTTCAGCACCATTAAAATTTAAAGCCACCCCGTTGTAAGTCCAACTATGGCCTGACAAACTGACTGCTAACCCACGCGCCGAAGTTACTTTAGGTGTCCGTATCGGCTGATTTGCGGCCACACTCCAATCAGGAGAGACAGCCCCACTTTCTTCATCTACGGCCTGAAACAATGGAATGCCATTGTTTTCAAAAGTCAGCATAAGGCTGTCATTGGAGCGAAGGCGTTTGATCGTAATGCTATTTTGGGCACTATAATTTTCTGCCATATTCCCAACCTCCTTCCGATATAATTTGATTTATGCTTGTATTAGTGTAAACAATACCGTCCAACAACAGTATTCTATCTTCCAACCCTCCATCAAGAGAGGATAAACACATTACTTCCTTCTCATTCAAGATTATGGACTCTTCTTTTACCAAGTGCCCCAATAACAGCACCCCGGCATCCAAAGCCTTTTCCTTATTTGCTACAACATACCTCATATCAATTATTTATATATATGTTCCCGTTACTGTCCGTATATTCATTTGTCCCATCTGTCAATACAGAGAAAGCCTTTTTTTGCTCGGCCTTAATGTACACATCCAACCAATCATCAAGATAGGTTTCGCCAATACCGGTTCCATCCAACATTATCACTGTTTTTTCCCCTTCCTGCCACTGTACCCCAGTCTTGTTTGCACTATCCGTAAACCATACCATGCGGATAATCGGTGCCGGTATCGGTACAATTTCGCCATTCCACTGTACCATCGCTACATTTCTATGCAAAATTTCGTCAGGATTGATGGAAGCCTGACTTGCCGGTATGCACGTAAATTTGGGATAAACACGATTGATGGAAAATTGCTGTCTTGCAACCTCTTTTCCACCGACTTTCGCCAACAGCAAGTAATCACCTTTCTCAATCAAACGCAAATCCATTGTCAGTCCGGTTAAAGACAAAGCCACAATTTCGTGATTTGCAGTAGTCAGCCTCGTTTGACTGGATATGCTGTTTACCTGATAAAGTTCAATCGTATATCCGGTAGTTATTTTATTCACTCCCTTTGTTACCATAAGTGGAATGGTGCGCTCGTATGAATTTTCATCCAAAGCCGCATTCTTATTGGCCGTAGATGCGGAAATCAATTTGTTGGCTACCTTGTAATCATACAACAAGAGTTTGTCAAGAAATGGATTGTACTGGATTATCTGACTGTCCCCGATAGACAAACCGTATGTGTCTTCACTCTTATCTACCGTTGTCAACATTATGGAGTCAGTTTTTACGGGAATATTCACCCCCAGCCGGGTATCAGCTATTACACCTTCAAAATGTAACTCAAAACTTTCACCCGGAGCCACATTTCTACTTATGGTAATGGCGCCGCGTGTATCTCCAACCGTATCTATACTGTATTTCCCATTCCAAGAACTGATTGCAGAAAGATTTTTTCCATTAACAAACCAGTTCATTTCTGCCAATAAGGAATTGACATAAGGCATATCCCAACTACCGTCAGCGGCATTCGCTATGACTTCCGGTAAAATCACCAGCGGAGTAACTCCACGGTCAGGATCATATTCATTTGCCACCGGATTATAGACCTGATTAGCCGGACTGTTCGGTGTCATTATTTTCAAGCTTACTGCAATGGTAAGCGGTTGAAACTCTTTCCTGATTCTTTTCTTTTCACTCTCTATCATATTGTCACAATTGCTTCTACTGATGCAACATCGTTCGTTGCCGTTATGGTAAACAAGGTACTTGCTATCGTTACTGAATTATTTCCTAAATCACTAATTTCCTTTGTGTTATATATCGTTATTGAACCGTTGAAATCTTTATGCTTGATATTCCAAGCCTCATCATCGGCAGTATCTCCACTATCCCTTCGGATAGTCCATTGTCTAACTGTGTCAGTAATATCCTCCCAACCTTTGAAGACCTTGCAGGTAATTTCCATTGATTCACCATAAGCAAGAAAATTATCACCCTGTGTATCAATCTCAATGCGTACCGGTGCATCTATCTGTAACTGTTCGATTGTACCAGTCATATAAATGTTGTTCAGATAAGCGGAATAACCGGTCATATTCAATCCAAAGATGTTGAGATTGCTCAAATCTCCATCCTGCATTGCGATCATGCTCTTTGTAAACTCCCAGTCATTTACACCCACCAAGAAACGGCGGTATGTCCTTGTCTCATAAGCGGAAGTCTGGCGTTCTTTGTTTGTAAAATTGCCATAAGCGACAAAATGCAAAGCCTCACACGGATGGAAAGAATATTGCCAACGGTCAGAAACACCACGAAGCACATAGCGGAACCGTTTGTTTGTCCCGGCATCCAATATTTCTGTAATACGAAAATAGATTGTACAGAAACCGGCAAACATACGGTTGCCACGGCTATCATCTATATCAGATACCGCATTATTCCCCGGCGTTTCATAGTCATGGAAATACCCCATGCAAATATCATCCACAGCCACAGCACCTATTTCACCGTCTTGTAATTTCAAACTTATCGTCCCGGAACGTAGCAAGTTACCGTCAGCATCATAATCAGGCTCAACACTCTCTATAATTCCAGCACCGGGAGAACGCCATTTGTCACCAAGTACAATTTCAGCACGGTTGAAACGCAATTCCGGCACCTCTAAAAACCTGCGTAATGTGAGGCTTTCCATGTACCCACGTCCCATACTGTCTATTTTCGCCCCAAAGCCGGTTAACCCCTCTGCAAAACCACTTGCACCAAAGATGGCACCGGCTAAGAAGCTGATAAGTCCGGCTGCCGTATCATTATGGGTGCGCGAAAGAAAAAGCTGATTGCCCAGTGAACGGATGATAGACTGTATCTGTTGGGTATTCAAGCCACCGGTTCCCTGCCCACCACCTGCAATAGAATCTATCTGATTTTGGATTTTTTCAAGCGATCCAACAGCTTTTTCCTCCCGAAGTGTCATAGTGTACTTCGGTATCATATCTTCTCCCTCTTTAATAATAAGGGTATCAATAATGATGCTACCTTCAATACCAAGATCACTATCAGTGAATAGCATTAAGTCCCCTTCTTTCAAAGTATCATGTATGCTTGCTTCCCCCCTTGCAACAGCTTCATCATGTTGGCGTGCCATGAATATATCATCCACCTTCGGTTCATACGAATAGCGCACATAGTCATTCTTTTCAAGATATTTTTTCGCGGTAACAAGTAACCGTTGTGAAGCTGCCTGAATATAAACGTCCGGCATACCAATATAAAGCAGGACAAACTTGTCACCGGACTTTATATTGTAATCCTTGTATGGGAAATATAATTTCAGACTTTCATCATATACACGGTTACAAGTCAGCACATATTTATTGCCCTTCTTCTCACATTTGGTTATTTCAAAATCCCGGCCACCACACATGCCATTTTTCATGCTAATGGTGGCTGTTTCAGAAGTCAGATAATCGTTTATATTGAAACCAACATCTTTTAGCGTTATTGTAAAAGGTGGGACATCTTCACCTTCTTTCAGGCTATCCATTGTACCATCATCTGTCAGTTGTTCAGCATCAGCCACTTCGTCAAGATTACCATTATCCCCGGCATCCAACGATACATAAATACCTGCATCTTTCAACTGTTCGGCGGTCATACCTTCCATTGAAGGACATATTTCCTCCAAATCACCGGTACCGTCAAAATAAACACTCCCTTCCCGAATGCCAAGCACAGCAATATTCTTGCTGTCAATATATGGATCAAGCGTTGTCTTAGGAAAATCAGGTAACATCAGATTTTCCACGGCCATGTTATTCGGCAAATAATTGGTAAGAGAACTGTTTGAGAGCTTATTATAATACCGGTTAGGCATATTTCTTGTACTACCGTATGCACGCAACCGGGTAATAATCTGTTGATCCGCATCGGCTGTACGTTGAATTTCGTACAAACCGTTTCCACGTCCATACTTGAAAATATTGCCCACAGCAATACCGGCAGTACCGATTGTTATTGTCCGTCCACGAATAACGAAGTTCGCAGCAAATTTTGAATTGAACAACTCCAACGCACCCCATACCTTTATATTGTTCACATCAATGTTTACGTTGGTAGTGCTCACATATTCAGGGTGTACGACAACCGTCCATTTTTGTGCCCCGGTATATATACGGTCAAGATTTACTTGAACACGGTCTGCCAAATCTTGTATAGACGAAGCGAAGAAACTGAACTTAGGTAAAGAAGTGAAGTGTATCTGATTATCACTTTTCACATAATCAAGAAAATCACATCGCGTCAATTCATCTCCCGGCCAGTTGAACTTTACGTTATCATAGACAAACGCTTCTCCCGAAGTTTTTCTTGCCGCCTTTTTTAATGCCGTAGGATCATAGTTTATTTCAAACTTCTCGCCACGGTACATGACATAATCACCTATCTCAAAAAGAATGGGTACGGCACTTTTCAGAGTGCTTGTCACAAAACATGCACCCATCCATGTACCATTATACTCCAAACTTTTCAGTGTACAACGTACCGTATTGCCAGTTTTATCATAAACCTTCCATGCCATACAGCTATACTTTTTCAACCAATGCAACTATCTTTGTCGGTTCCGCAACACTATACGAGGGGATTATTTGAGTTCGAGGATCAGTTACTCTGAATTTTACCGGGAAGGTCAAGACTTCATCCATATTGGACTTGTTAAATTCAAAATCTCCAACCTCCAGCAAGTAAAGTCCTTGCCGCCCGATACCTGTGTGCGAGTTATATATTTTCAAGGTGGCACCGTCACCATTTTCCCCCGTTAGATAGTTTTGAAAGGCCATGATTTTATCGTATGCAGTACCTAAATCCCCTTTATAGCACATTTCGGCCTCCAAGTCGTATGCTTTTAATGGTAGCTTATCGGGTATGTAAGTATCTTCACCGTCTTCTTCCGGCCAATCTCGTTTTGGTAAGTCTTTCGTTTCCCCACCCGGTTTGAACGGAAATTCAGTGCATACAATCCCAAAATGCGCCAAGCTGTCTTTGACCGGAGCATTCTCGGTAGTTTTCTGCATCAAAATAGAATACGGTTCGTTCATATACACATATAAAAAAAGAGCTTGCCGCAGAGATATTTAGTCTCCACAACAAGCTCTATGGCCTTATACTTTAATCTTATTTCAACGCAAATATAGTTGTATTTTCTATATTATCATAGAAAATAATACCATAAAAATATTTTTTAGTAGATTATCATACTCAAACTTCGCTTTAGTTCCACATGTATGTTGAAAAACATAAAAAATATCATCTGTCATAATTTTAATTATTAATACTTTTGTATTTAATTATAAAAGAGGTTATTATATGTTAGGAGTTTTAGTTTGGATAGTAGTGATTCTTCTGATCTGCTTTAGTGTTACTGGGTGGCAGTGGATTATATTTTATGTAGTCATACTACCATTTTCAACATTGCTATTTTTCTTCTATGTCGATTTTCCCGAAAATCATTTTAATATAAAAAGATTCAAGAATGACATAAAATATTTATTAAATAAATTATATAAGAAATGAAAAAAAATATATTATTCTTTTTGCTTTATACTATTATGTGTTTTACTTCCTATTCGCAGAACAAACAGATTAGTTATTCATCTGTAAATGGGCTTGTAACTTACGACAATGGTTCAGGTACGAAAGCCGATATTGGTGCAAAATTATATATTATACCATGTAAATATTTCAAACAAGATATCGAATTAAAAAATGACTCTATACAAATGGGGTATGAATCTTTGTTACAATACATCAAATGGAAAGAACTTGTTGGGCAAGAACAAGCAATAGCCAAATTAAAAGAATATGACTTTTACATTTCCGCTGAAGAACAAATTAGGAGAGAAGGTGAATTAGCTATATGTTTGGTTGATATTCTCAAATCAAATAAAGTAAAATATAGTTGTACGATTGACAATACGGGAAAATATAAAACTACAATCCCTTATGGTAATTATTATTTTATATTTAAATCCGCAAATAAAAGTGTAGATAAGTCTATACTTAATGGTCGTGGAACATATAATATTTATAAAATCGAATTATATTCTAAATATAAAGATATTAGTACATCTTTTAACGCTGACTACCATTAAATATTGAGCTAACATAATCCGGCTAATGTTTTCGCGTATAAATTATAATTAAGCTGGCTCCAAAGTCAGCCCAATTTTATTTTGTGCATTTTGCCACTCTTAGCCAAAAGTATTCAGCTTTCGAGATATTTGTTAAGCGCATCTCTCAATTTACGAATTTCATCATTTGAAGATACTATTTCGGATATTTCATCTTCACATGCGCAATCGCACATTGAAATAAGCATACCTTTTATGCCACCTCCCTTTTCTATTTTAGCATCTTTTGAGAACATTTCTATCGGGAGAAACTCGACTACCCCTCCGCTGTCAAAACTTACCGAAGCCGCAGCGTTTTTCTTTTCCCATTCCTCCACCTCACTACATGACATATAAGCCGTTTGACAATTTTCTAATTCTGGCTTCTTTTGCTCTATCATATCTAAATAGAACTGTATAGCCATTAAACCTTTCTCTGTTACCGTATTGTCTTTTGCAATAAGACCATTTACTTTGAATGTTTCTACAACGCATTCTTTGTTGCTCATAAATTCTACTAATTCCATATTGATTTATTATTTATAGTGGATAAAATTTGTATTTTCTTGCTGTAATTGGAACACGGCAGGATAGTTCCTTTTTGAATATTGTTTTCTAAGGTATGATATTAAATTATCGAAGTTGGTAATGAATCCCTCGTTGATTAAATCAGCCACCTTCTTTTCAAGCTGCCACAGTTCGCGTTGTTTGCTTTCATCACCCTGCTTGTTGCGAAGCATTTTCTCATGTGAGTTAAACACAACCCAATTCAATGCTTCCCCAACCTTTTGCATTGCTTTCGGCATAAACTCTTTAGGAACTATCTTCTGAACGGCAGAGCCAAGTTCTTTGTAAGCATCCCCGGCATCGTTTCGATAGCGAATCATTTCATCATACACAAACCGTAACACTTTGACTTCAAAAGCCGGATTTATCCACATAGCAAATTTGATAAACAGAAGCGGATTCATCCAAACTTTATCGGGTGTTTTGCCTTCTTTCGTATTTCTACCCTTAACTTTTATAAGTAGTTGATTTTCACCAATGAGCATTTTTGCTCTATGGCTTTCATCCTCTGCAAGAGCTTTCAAAAACTCTGATGTATTATCAGATTCTAAGAATTTACTCATTTGCCTTCTCGGATTCCCTTCTACATTATTCCACTGCCGAAGCAATTCAGTTCCATCAAAATAACCATCACTCGTGCGCTGAACCACAGAAAAACTATCAATGTATCGCACCATTTCTTGATTTGTTTTCATATTATAAATTTAGATTTTACTTAACAAAGATTTCTCCCTTTTACGGGAAAGTTCACGCTTGTTTTCTTCAAGTTCTTCCCAACGATTAATAATTTTGGCTCGTAAATTTGCATCATAACCACTTGCGAGAAGCAAGCAGTCTTTTTTAGTGAGAAGATAATAAGGATCTTTTCTTTCTGCGTTATTCCCTAACTTTGTGATTTTGAACATCAATTCAAAATTGAATTTATGTTTTTCTTCCAGTTGTTCAAGGATATTGCGAATATCTCGCATTACATTTGAATGAGTTTTGCCCGTAATTTCTGCAATCTGCAAGGAGGTCATTGTTCTTTTTTTACCTTTTCCCTCATCAATAGGTATTAACTGATTAAAATTTTCCATATCTTTGCACTATAAAGTTAATGTTTTCCCCATCAGCGGCTCGGACATCTCCGCTTTTGGGGAATTATTTTGTCCGATCTTGTAGTAGGCAGGGAATCGAACCCCAATACGCCATTACTCGTACCTACTGAACCCTCCTTAGTATAATAGTCACGCTTGACATAATAGTAAAGAGAAAGGGCAAATCCCGATGAAGCCTAATGTGGTTGTCTGCCTCAAAGAGAATGCCCTATAATATTTTACTCCAGTTCATGACAACCACGTAATGAACCTAACAGCATTGTTTCCGGCGCAAATATAAAGACGATATTTTTGCCATACAACAACCTAAAAATCAAGAAAATAAATTCGGTAAACATCAGTAACAAACGGTAAGAATCGGTAAATAAAAACAGTTACATTTACTCTAAAATTTAGACACAATATAAATAATGCGCGTATCTACCGTATTGTGACGAGATGTTGGTTGTCATTTATGATACCGTTCCAATAATTTAGAAATATAAAAGGCTGTAAATAAAGATATTGCAGAACGTGTGTTAGTCCACATTCATTTTATATCTTACCATGACATTGCCATCGGCTTCAACTTTACAGTTTTTGCCATGAACATATACATAAACTTTAGCCATATCGCTTTGCCTTACATGTAGTATAGCCCGATCATATACACTCACAAAAACTTTGGCACAATCCTCCACTTCAAGAGTCAATTCACTATCATGCCGCAAATGGAGAGTAGCGGCTGTAAATTTGCTGAAAGAAAATTTGCCTGAACATTTACCGTTCAGCACATATACACCGTTGTCACCTCCGGTCACTGGTTCATCAACAAAAATATGGTTTTGATGAAGCAGACTCCGGTCAAAATTACCTTTTATATATTCCACTGTCGGATAATCGTGCTCAATACAAAAATCAATGCCTCGTATATACATTTCAATTAGTTCTTGCTGGCTTTTATTGTTTTGCCAGTCACCTTGCCATTGTGTGCAGAGGCCATACGATACGGCATGACCTCTCAATTCACTATTCAATCTATTCATAATCATACATTAAATTTGTTTACACCGTTTATATTCCTATGCAGTATATCTCTGATCTCTTCCACAAATTCCACATTCTTTGCTGTATTTATCTGTATCATTGTCAGTTGTCGCAATTGTGCTTGTGCTATTACATTATAGGCCGGGAACAATTCTTCAACCAATCTGCGTACATACTCCCGTTTGACACTCACATCAGCCCGGATTGCATTTATATAAGAAGCCAAAAGGTTAGCGGTATTTTCAGTAACATTCTGTATGCCTTTAGATAACCCACTTCCATTTTCTTCTTCCTCTTCTTTCATGCTGATACCATATTTCTTTTCCATATAGTTGTTCAGCTTGTCAAGCATGGAATAGTAATCATCGGTTTTCTCACTCACCCCCATTAGATAGTCCGCAATACTTTCCAACTCCCTTTCGTCAAGGGAAAAATCCTTGCCGAAATAACCACTCATTCCATCCTCACCGAAAAGCATCTTCTGAAGCTGTTGCATGGCCGGTTCCAAAATACTTATTTTGAGAATGGAGTTCATAACATCACCCATAATGTCGGCAACCTTATTTTTGAAAGCTTCGGCACCATCCTCGCCTTTCTGCCATGCCTCATACAAGGCATCTCCCAACTGCGAAGCCCAGTCTTTCAAATTAATACCATAGAGAGATTCAGCCGTTTCCTCGGCAAAATCCTTTATTTGCTGTTTCATCTCCGCAATCTGATTCTCATAATCAGCTACCTTGCTATCATCCGTCTTCTTTTTATCAATTTCAGCTTGCCGTTGTTTCTCCAACTCTGAAAGTTGTTCTTGCATCAAGGCACGTTGATACCCGTATGCACCACCTTCATCGTATGCCGAAACACGTTTTTGAAGTTTTTCCGCCTCCTGCTTATATTTCTGCAAAGACATCAAATCGAAGATGTTGATCTTTCCCTTATTGCGTATTGCCTCAATCTGATTATTTAATTGATTCAACCGGGTACGGTCATTTTCTGCATCTACAAGTTTTAGTTCCGTGCCACTGCCCAAGAAACGTTCAAGAATACCGTCAATTTGTTCGTATATATATTGCAACTGTTGAGCACGAAGTTTACTCTTTTCAATAGCCTTATCGAGTTTCTTATCATGCGCTTGTGCTATCTTCCCAATCCAGTTTACAGCTTCACCGGCAGCGGCAGCAATACCACCAACTATTCCACCTTTGGCAAATCCCTGCCCGATATTGCTTATAGAAGACATGGCATCCTGCACATTGCCCATCGTGTCGGCCATGCCCTCATTGCCCAAAGCATCGAACATGGAGGACATTTGCCCTGCAAAATTGCCGACAAGATCAGCACTTTCAGCGGCACTTTCTCCCAACCGTCCGATTTTCTTTTCCAGTTTGTCGCTACCTTTTTCAGAAGTAAAAAGTTCTTTTACATTCTTCGCTAAGGTTTTGAATGGATTTACAGCCAACTGTGCATCTTGCAACTGGGGGATAGCTTTTATCAATTTATCCAACAAAGAATAAGCCCCCTTAACATTTTCAATACTACCATCATCTTTCGTGAAAAAAGAAGTAAATCCATTAGGCCTTCCATCGCTATCATAGGAAACCTTTGCATTATTCTTGATTTCCCTTGCGATGCGTTCAGCCTCTTTCAAATCAGAGAATGAACGTTGCTCTTTATCTCCAAATATTTTCTCCCATTCAGGTAACAATTGTAATAAGGTCGATTTTAATTCAATCAGCTTCTTATTATATTCATCAAGGTAAGCCTTCTGAACATTGTTTAGACCTGACGTATCACCAACCAACTCCCCATTTTTTCCAACATTTAATCCAGTCTTTGATGCGTACTGTTCACTTAATATTCGTATCTTTTCTATCGTTGATCTTGCATTGGTAATAACCTTTGTATCATCAAGTGCAATACTTACCTTATCTTTCTCAAATGCCTCTTTAGCATCCTTCCACACCTTAAAAAATTGCTTATATAATGGGCTGTCTTTACCTCCTAATATACTTTTTGCTTCATCGTCACTCAAAGTGAATGGAAGATCAACACCTTTTTCTTTGAGTTTCTTTTGTACTGTATCTATTAAATATTGCGCTTCATTCTCATAATCAGTCAAAAAACCAAAAGCATAAGTTGAAGCATCCTTCTTACTTGCCCCGGCATTGATAAGTTGTTTGTATATATCCCATTTCTTTGAAACATCAGATACGTACCTTTCAAGTTCTTTTGTAACCTTATCCGAAGCTTCTTTCATAGCATTGGCATCAATATCCAAAAGGACTTTCCGTATAGAAACTTTCAATTCTCTACGCTCTTTGGTCTTATCGTCAAGCTGGTTAAGAATCTTATTCAATTCATCCCGATAATTGCCAATATTCACAGGTTCTTTACCTTTGAATAAGGAGTCAAAAATACCCGATCCTTTAACCTTATTGGCAGCTTCTCTCTTTCCAACAATGTCAATCCACTTCTTATATTCAGAATATGCCTCCTTTAGTAAGTTTACCCGTTCTTTCAATCTTTCGGCGAAGGCATCCTTTTTGCTCTTATCCTTACTTGGATCAGTGAGAGAAAAACCGATTTCTTTGGCTCCTTTCTCGCCGGCTTGCATTATGTCGAAAGCCTTTTTATAATCTGATACAATTTGCTTCTGCCAATCAGGAATCTTTGATAAGTCAATGGTTCCAATACCTGATAAATCTATTCCAGCCTTAATCAATATCGGCTTCAATTGATTTGTTGTCTCTTTCGCTTCCTTGTACGCTTTTTGTATTCCTTCAATGATTTTCTCTGAATCTGTGGAAACCTTTATTTGGGCTTCAAATTGCCCATCTGTAGCTTCATTGAACTTTTTCTGCAAATCAGAAAAACTTTGACTGGTTTCTGTATATTCAGCATTAATCTTGATATTAAACTCTTCTTCAAGAGTCTTCTCGTTAAAGAAGTCTCGCATATATTTCGGCATCTTCTCGAACGTATCAAAGAAAGAACTTATATCCAAACCGATAGCTATTTTCTGCGCATCACTCAAATTGTCCAAATCCCAGCCGGCAGCTTCCAGTCTCGACTTGTACCCAGATAGGAAGTCCTTCATATCCGGCAATACATCTTCCATATAAATACGCTTAGAATTTTTCCACGCTTTCCGCAATTGAAAAATATCATCTCTATATCCTCCAGTGAAAGGCAACTCATTATTCAGGCTGGCCAACGCTTTAGGGTATTCTTTGAGAATGGAAAGCTGCTCTTTCAACGGTTTACCCGAAGCTGCTTTAGCAAAATCATCATGTTTGGTTATAACTTTCTGCATGGCGGTAGAATACTCGATATAGCTGCCTGACATGCGACCAATAATCTTATTTACCCGTTCCTCCGCTTTGATGTAGTCATTGATATTTCCAAGAAAGCTGTCATCAAAATAACCGTCAGTCGCTTCATTGGCATGTTCAGACGTACCTTTTATGTCATTAAGCAGTCTATAAGCCTCTTTTGTATCATTCAAAGCATTCCGAAGCAATATATATTGTTCTGCAAGACTTTTAACTGTATTTCCTTCATCATCAGTCTTAAACGTTTCATTAAAAGTGTCTGCCCAAACCGGGGAATAATCCTTTAATGCTGTTTTCATTTCTTCAATGGAAGAAATCAGTGAGGCATCATTCGCCTTAAAAGGATCAACATCAGCAAATTTTTGAGCTTCTTTCGTTAGGTTCTTGAAACCGTCTTGTGCTCTTGTTGTCAACTCGGAAATACGCTCGTTCATCTCGTCAGCCTTTTGCCCGGACTTATACCATAATTCAGCAATAGCAGTAAGCCCAGTAAACAAAAGCATGTATGGATTAAAAAGCAAACCTTTTAATGCAACTCCTACTTGTTTTATACCATAACCCAATGAGATCATGGCTACACGCCATTTACTTGTTGAAAGTGCAGCCGACATTTCAGCACGAGATATACCAAGTAGCTGCACAATATGACCGGCTTGTCCTGATTTCAATTTTCCAAGTGCCATTAACCGCAAGGCATACTCCTTAGTTAAAGCTCCACTACTTGCCAACGCTTTCCAATCTGCGGTTGTCATAGTATTACTTGAAGCTATAAGTCCTTTTTCCGCATTAGTAAGTGTACGATAACTGGATGCGACAACAAGATTGGCTGCTGCCTTTTGCTTGGCAGCAAGCGTACTTTTTATAAGAGCCGCACTTTCATTCCCAATCAAGCGGTTTGCGCCAAATGTAGCTACCTTATATACTCCAAAGGCTCCAACGGCAGCTTCGATAGCCGGTACAACTTCTTTCCAATTTTGTGCAAGGGTGGTAAGGCTTTCGGCAGTCCATTTCAATGTACTACCCATTGACTCCGCAATATCACCAAGCATAATGTCAATCGCATCAGCCAAGTTCTTCCATTTGGACTTAACTGATTCTGAAAGAACTTCCTGCATGTTATTAAACATGCCACCATCATCCGTAAGTTCCCAAAGAACATCTTTTACATCCTCAAACGTAACCTTCTTTTTCGAGATCATATCAAGCACTTCACCGGCACTGACAATGCGGCCTTCCAACTTGCTGAATCGCTCGGCCAGTTTATCCACCATAGGAATGTTCGCTTCCGTCAATTGTCGTAATTCCGTTCCTTTCAAGAATTTAGCAGCCTTTATCTGACCGTAGGCCAATATGATACGCCCCATATCAACACCTACACCGGCTGATATATCAGCCAGCCTTTTCATGGTATCATACAATTCATTGTATGGTATAGAATATGCGGAAAGTTGCTTGGCATACTGATTCAAATCCATAATCCCGAATGGAGAAGCAACAGCCAGTTTCTTAATTTGATTGAATATGGTTGTAGCTTTGCCTTCATCTTGCAGAATAGAGGCCATTGCAATTTTCTGATTTTCCAACTCACCACCAATATCAACCACTGCACGCAAAAAGTTCTGTGCTGCATAAATGGAGTATAGCCCCAAAAATTCATTTCTTAATTGTCCGACAATACTCAATTGACTGTTCATTGCTCCATTCATATTGAGAGTGGCTGTCATGTGCCGTCTTGCTGCATTGGCTGATCTCTCACGGGCATTAGCCAAATCCAGTTCCGCTTTGGCGGCACGGGCGGCTCTTTGTCGCGCAAGCTCACGTGCGGCTGCGGCAGAAGCTTCCGCTTTGGTTTGAATGGCTGCGGCTTTGGCGGCGCGTAAATCACTTGCTGTAAAGTTTGTATTCAACCCGGCGGCTTGCAAGGCGGCACGAACAGCTTGTGTGGTACTGGCCTTATCCACTACCACATTGATCTTAAACTTCTCACTTTGAAGCAAAGTCTTCATATCACCAACCAACTTCTTCTTGTCAAAACCCACATCAAGTTTTGCCTGCAAGTCTTTGGTGATTTCCGCTTTCAATTTTTTACGTTGTTCCGCTGTCTTATCACGGAATAAAATATCGAAGTAAAGGTTTCCAAGATCAGCCATATATTATTGTGTTTGTATTACTTATAATCATTGATATTAATTGCTGTTTCTCCATTGCCATACTTGTCTTTCCAGCGTTTGGCAGCATCCTCTATATCACTTACGGAAGGGGATTTGAAGTTTTTTGTATCGTGTTTCTTTCCCTTGCTGTCTTTGTCACAATCTGTAACCACAATAGACACATCCATTGCCAACAATTCAATTTGTGCATTTGTAAGTACCCAATAAATACCAAACAAAGGTTTACTTATTGGAATCCCAAATAGTCTCAAAGGCTCTGTCAACCACGGATAGGACTTGCCTATTTCCCACGTTTGTCCGTAGCTGGTTCGTGAAGGATATGCTCTGCTTCCTCTTTTGTCATTGTCATCATCGTGTCCTTCATCGCGGTCAGATATATGGTAGCTGTCAAGTAGTCTTCCACTGGAATTTTTTTTTTGCCGACAGCTATAACCTTCATCAGCTCATGATCTCCATATTGTTTGATATAAAAGAACCAACGCCACAAAAAGGGATAGAGGAACTTGATTTTCCAATATCCATTCAAAATGATAGCGGCTGCACATTGGCAGCTGATCTTATCATCATTCCCTGATTTCTGCATCGTACTGGTGAATTTGCGTATAGTCCCTCTTTTCAGCCACGAAATGCCATATTTCTTTCCTCGGACTTCCACATAATCCACACTGTCTTCCATCACATCATTCAATAATTTTTCATCCTCCGATTTAGGAAGTGTTATATTGTTTTCTTTTGTCATACTTTATTGTGTTTTATACGAAAAAAAAGGTGGTGGCCGGTATCAAGTAGCTCACCACCTTTTCGCTGATATGAATTTTGCAAAGTGTTATATCCTAAACTTTTTAGTCGGATGCTTTTTTACGTAAAATGTAAATAGAGGCCCCCTTAGCATCATTCAACGGAGAAACAGATACATTAAAGTACCCCGGCTTGTCCTGCTCGCTGACGAGGTTGCTATACCCCTCGATATTCGGTAAGAACAAGGCTGTTTGACGGTCTTCACTACGCATGAAGAGTCCTCCGGTTACTTTCTTCGGTTCAATATTGTAACCTTCACCTTCATAAGTCTCACCATCAATCGTAGTAGTCATAGTCACTGTTTCCGCTTTCTTGTTCAGTAACAAGTCATTGATTTTTCCTGCCACGGAAGGTACTTGAAACTGAATATCGGAATCTCCGGCATTAGCAACGGAAGTCCAAGTGGCACCGGTTGTCAACTTGATCTTGGAAACATCGGCAGCTCCGGTATCAAATGTAACTCCATCAGAGAGTACCGGTAGCTCCATATCAAAAGCCGCTAAAGTTGCGAGGTCACTATTGACTTTGGACACATAATAAACCTCCTTCATTTGATTAAAGAGCACCTTTAACTCTTCCAGTTTGGTAGTAATAGAAATCTCTGCCATAATCGTATTTTTTTAAGTTTGTGTCATTTGTTTATTATTAGCTTCGCTTGTATAATTAAAGAATGAAAACCGAGTCCGTCATTTCCTCCGGGAAGTAATCGTGGACTTACAGCTGAAAACAATTCCGTCACTATTGGAAATTTTGAAACCACTTCCATTTGCATTTCATCCAAACGGACTGTATTCTCAATACCGTTTGAGCGATCATGCGCAAAGACGTTTATCTGACAGTAAGTGTCTTGGTAGGTACTTCCTTTATCTTGGATAGTTTGTGGCAGCCGGATAACAACAAAGTCCTTCATTGCCTTTTGTTCAGCAGCCGGACGATCTGTTATAAAAACTTTTTCACTAATGCCGGTTACTGCATCAGCGATTTGTTTTAATATATCCATACGTCTATAAACTATCCGTCCCATTATCTCATTGGTTTAAAGTTCTTGAACAATGTGTTTTGTGCCCTTTGAAATGTTCCGGTCAGAACATCTGCATTCAACACATTCTCCAAATAGGTTGAATATTCAGTACCCGTACACATTACTATCTCAAACCCTTTACGTGATTCTGACTTATATTTTTTCAAGAAATCAAAGGAGAATGCTTCACCATACCCCTTATCAGTTTCCACCGTTCCGGTAAAACGTCTGCTCTGATTATCATAACTGACACCTACAAATGTTTCACCTTTAGTCAGCTTCACTCTCACCGGCTGTTTCATTGAATCACCACTACAAACGAAATAGGAAAATCTACCGTCCATGAATAATCCGCACGCATAACTGGTTATTGTATTACCCGTAAGATTCCGAAAGCCAGACTTATTATCAAGTGCATCTTGGATAAGGTCTTCACAACATTTAATCAAGACATCAAAGATATATCCTGAAACAAGTTCCTTTGCTTTTTTCATTCCTTCGTCAAACAATATGTCATTACTCCGGTTATCCATAGGTTAATTCTTTGCAAGATTGAAATACACAGTTGTTCCCAAATTTCCAGCATAGCTATCAGTAACCATACATTGAGTGAAAGTGCCTTGTCTGTCCGTAACATCTATCAAATCACCGGCCAATATCCCTTCAACAATTTCGGGAAGGCTCAACAGATAATCGCTTTTTATCACATTATCAGTTTTGAATGTTCTCAAATTTGTACTACCTTCCTTTCGGCATATACCTTCATACAAGATCACTTTCTTACCATCACTGAAAGAATCCTCACCTATAATTCGGTAAACAGTACATTTGTGCGGATGCCGTGGATTGTTCACTTTCATACTCAAAAATTGACAATTCTGATTTTACTACCCTTTACAACTTCTTCATCCCATTTTTCATACAGTTCTTTCGCCATTTCACGTAGTTGTCGCTTGTCGTATGCGCTGGTCTGCCAACCCCCTTCCTTATGCTTCCATCCCCCGTCACTGTCTTCGGTATCATTCTTACTGCTTGGAGTGCTTGCACACCACATGTAAATATCGGCAGTGGCAAGATCAAGCTGTCTTTCAGTCAGTTCACTTACCATTGTTCCAAAAGCGATTTTCCGCTTGACAAGAACCCTTTTGAGGGCGTTATCCGCTATTTCATAAGCGGTTGCGCCACTCAAAAAGTCCTCAATGGTCATATCTTCCGTATGAAAAAGTTCCTCACTCATTCTTGCATGAAGTTAAGACTTACACGGTCACAGTAGAGATAAACATATACTGCGGCATTCTCGGTACACACATTTGGGCAGCTTCACTTTCAATATAAATTGAATGAGTTTCAGGATTGGCTCTCTGTGTCAGTTTCAAACGTCCACCGTCATAAGAAGCAACCTTGTTAGCCTCGTAACCCAAAGTCAAAGGTTCCACACCTTGAATGGTACCGATCTGACCTACCGGTATGAATGCAATGTTGGTAGCCTTGAAATTTTCCACTTGTTCAGTGATAAGATCAGGCTGTCCGTCCGTATCCTTACCGGGTTTATCAACAAAAGCATAGCTGTCACGTGGTACGATTTCATCCACCTTAACCAATTTCTTGAAAATGGCTTTCAGCCGGTCTTCATCTTCATTCTGTGCATTGGCAATAACTGTACTATCATCCGTAACAGTCGGATAGAGGGAATGACCGATACGTTTAAGAACTGCGGTATGAGTCATTAAATCATCCCACAAGTCCTGCGCCAGTTCCATCCTAATCTTGCCTAAATAATGATATTTACGGCGAATCTCTTTCACTCTGTTCTTTATATCCATAATCGGATCAGAGGCAGAGCCTTGATTTGCCGGAATATGTTCATCCTTAATCCACCAACGGCTTGTACCGGTCAATACTTGATAATGGTTTTCAGGGATATTAAAATCAATAGTGATACCTTTCAAGCCACGTGGGTTGTTATCAGTATCAATAGTGAACTTACCCGTGGAAACAATTCTCATTCGCTGGTGAGTAAGCGCATTGTAATACGATCCGATAAGACCGTCAGCACTTTCATCAAGCAAGCCCAAGAATACATTCTGCATCTCTTCCGTCAATGCGGACATGCCTACCCGTTGCAACAGTTGTAATTGTTGTCTTACAGTCACACGGTTCAAACGATAGAACTTCTTTTGAGTCGGGATGTTACCCGTCCGTCCTTCGAGTTCTCCCAATGCAGCTTCATAGCCCGGACTTTCCGGATCAACGTAAGCTGGCAGCGTTTTAACGCCGAGGCTCGTAATAAGCTGGGAGAAAGTATAATCCAACTTGGTTGCTTCAAATTCAAAACCATCAATTTGGAGAAGGTCATACTTCTCCTTGTAACGGTCAATAAATTCTTGCCAAGTGTCCCCACCAAGCCCATATTCGATAACCTTGTACAAATCAATAGGAAGTGTATTCATACAATTGTCGTGTTTTAAATGTTATTTTCAAATTCTTCTACTGCACCCATACAATTTGAGGAAGTGTAGTAATCTTTTGCAGGATAGCAACCACTTTTTCGTCAAACATGTACTGATAAATCTCTCCGGCATAGACTACTGTCCCACTGGCCTTCGTGTTTTCACTGGCTACAAGAACATCTTCTTGCAAATAGCCATTAATACCAAGAGTGGTAATATCTGATTCAGCCGCCTTAATCTGTTCGTCCGTATAGGCTTTAAAAGTCTTGCCTGAAAGATCAAACTTCACTGCTGTACCGGCAGGAATCTTGCCAACCGCAACCCAATCGGAAATGTTACTCACCATACCACCGCCCGGATAACGGTGACGGATTTCACGCCACACTTTACGGGCATGTCCGTATTTCACAGTGTTCACATCAAACGTGTTACCCATTGTTCCCATACATTTACTGTTTTAGAGTTAATAATTTCAATTCTTCTTCCAGCCTTCCTTCTTGCCTTTACGTTCAAAGTATCTGCTGGCTGCATTGTGTTGTGTTCCACCTGAACCGTCAGAAGTTCTTGGGGCAGTGCCATATCCCCTGCACGCTTTATATTCTGCATCATATTTCGGCAGAAATTCAGTAACCAGTTCATCCACAGTTTTCTTGGTATCGAAAGTTACCCCTTGTAAGGTCTTGCTCAACACATAATCATCATTCGCTTGCTTGGCCTTCATTGCAGCCGTAACTTTCTTTAGCAGGTCAGCTTGAACCTTTTTGCTGTCTTCTGCATCTAAACGTGCTTCTAATTCTTTCAGCTTCTTCTCCAGTTCATCATCGTTTTTCGGTGGTACCGGTGGAGTTGGAGGTGTCGGGGGAGTCGGTTGGGGCTTATAGTTTTTCTTAAAGTCCTCAACTTTGGTTGCGACATCGTGGTTGTATTGCCCTTGCATCCCTTTCAGAAAACCCACTGCTTTGTTCCAATAAGCCTCGTCAGGCTCCGAACCTTCGGCTATGGGATTAAGTTCTATATACGTCTGTAATGTCTGCGGTGAAAAACTGGTTTCTCCAAGTTTCTCGCTTAATGTGGATAAGATTTTTTCTTGTTCCATCGTGTTTATTTTGTGTTTATGTTGAATAAAAAAAGAGTCAGACAATGCTTTTTGCATCAATCTGACTCTTTGGTCTTATTTTTCATTTAATAGTGGGCAGTATTGGACTCGAACCAATGAAGACGAAAGCCAATAGATTTACAGTCTATCCCGTTTGCCACTTCGGTAACTACCCGTTTTGCGGAAGTAGAAGGATTCAAACCTCCGAAGCCTTTCAGCTTGCCTCTTTAGCAAAGAGGTGGTATCGTTCACTCACCCATACTTCCAATATGCGGCCTACAAGACATCTCTGTGAAACCACCGCATTTCCCTTGTACTTCGGACGTTATTCATTTTGTGTAGCGTATCAGAGAATCGAACTCTGGTTTCCACCGTGAAAAGGTGACGACCTAACCGTTAGTCGAATACGCCATTTGTTGAGATACAAGGATTTGAACCTTGAATAGCAGAACCAAAATCTGCTGTGTTGCCATTACACCATATCTCAATATGCGCGAAGAGAAGGACTCGAACCCCCGACAATCAGGTTTGGAATCTGACGTTCTTCCAACTGAACTATCTCCGCTTCATTGCGCCCGGTGATAGAATCGAACTACCAACCTTTACATTAACAGTGTATTGCTCTACCTATTGAGCTAACCGGACAATATACCTATACTCACCTGACCTGCGATACCCCCATTATGGCGTACCTGTGGGAATCGAACCACACCGTATAGGTTTTGTGGAAAGAGATGAAATCGAATCACCTTAACCGGATTTTCAGTCCGGCGCATACACCACGTCTGCCATCTTTCCATATTCTCCCTTTATCCCCATACGCCGCATCGAAGGGAGAAACAATGCAGCAACTCCAACTATTGTTGCGGAGATTCGACTCGAACGAATGACCTTTGGGCTATGATCCCAACGAGCTACCAGCTGCTCCACTCCGCGATATTATCCTGAAAACTACTTTGTACCTACAATATCCACATTTATGTAGCTCTTGCATCTACGACACTTCACTCTCAATATAACAACACCATTGACATAGCTTATATCAGTTAGTTTCTGACCGCATATCGGACATAAAACTATCTTGTTGTATATTTCCCTTTGATCTGCATCTTTATCCGCACTAACTTTTATCATACTCCATGTTTTCGTTGCAAATATATGTACTGGATTTCTTTTCTCAAAACATTTTTGATATTATTTTCTATTAAAATGTAGAAAATAATACTCTTTATGCGTATTTTTGTACTGTAATATTAGAATCAGAGCTTATAGGCCGGTCTCCACATGTGTAATGTGAGGATCGGTTTTCTTTTTATGGAGAAATATAGTGGAATAAAAACGGTTAATGCCAGTTTGGTGCTTGATTATGAATATATCCAAATGTTAAGGGACGCGGATAGGAAAATTCCTAATCCGAATAAGATAATCGCACAAGGTGGAGGGCAGGAAAACATGCTCTCCACCCCGGCTGATATTACCATCTGTGGGGGATGCCGTGGGGGAAGTAAAACTTTTACTCTTCTTATGGAAACATTGAAAGATATAAAAAATAAAAACTTCCGTTCTGTTCTTCTCCGGCATGAGATAGACGATCTCTCTGATATGGTAGAAACATCATCCACCTTATATGATGATTTTGGGGAATACAACAAGTCCAAAAACGACATGCGTTGGAATTTCTATAAAGGTGGATTTTTAAAATTCAGCTATCATGCTGACACACTTGACGATTTCAAAAAGCGTTTTCAAGGTAAACAGTTCGCATATATAGGTGTGGATGAAATAACCCACATGGAATATCTCAAATTCAAATACCTTATCACTTGTAACCGTAACGCCTTTCATATCCGTAACCGCTTTATTGGAACATGTAACCCTGATCCTGACAGCTGGGTTGCAAAATTCATTGACTGGTGGATCGGAGAAGACGGTCTTCCAATCCCGGAACGTGATGGCAGAGTCCGATATTGCTTTATGGACGGGGACAATGTTTCAGGTATATATTGGGGAAATACCCGTGAGGAAGTATATGAGCAATGCAAGGATATTATACACGCCTACTGGAAGCCGGAGTATGAGCAATATGGTACACCACAAGAACTGTTTATCAAGTCAGTTACTTTTATTGAAGCAAAACTTTCCGATAATGTAAAACTGATGTCTTCTGATCCGACTTATTTGGCTAACCTTGTCAACCAGTCAGACGAACAACGCGCACGCGATCTTGACGGTAACTGGAAATACAAAGCTGCCGGAGATGATATAATAAAGCTGACTCACATGGAAGCCTTATACCGCAATTCCATGCAGATAGGTGATGGAATACGCCGGGTATCGTGTGATGCGGCATTTGAGGGTGGCGACAGTCTTGTCATGTGGCTGTGGGAAGGATGGCATATAAGAGACATATTTGTTTGCAAACTTGACAGCAAGAAAACAGTCGATACCGTAAAAGCGGTGCTGGAAGAATGGCATGTAAGGGAAGAATGCTTCACCTATGACCTTAACGGACTCGGACAAATATTCAAAGGTTTTTTCCCGAATGCAATCCCATTCAATAACAAAGAAGCCGTGGAAGAGAAATTCAAATACATCTATACGAATTTAAAATCACAAGCGGCATATCTGTTCGCACAAAAAATTATCAACCGGGAGATTTCCATTGAACCGACTCTTCTTGAACGCAAGTTCTCCGGCAAAGGGTTTGAGAAAGTTCCCCTTAGACAGATTCTCGACAAGGAAAGGAAAGCGATACGAAAGGATGAAGACAGTGAAGAGAAAGGCTGGACTATTATCAAGAAGATTATAATGAAAAAATTAGTAGGCCATTCTCCCGACTTCATAGAAGCATTGCTTATGCGAATGATTTTTGAAATTAAACATAAACGCAAACACATAAAAGGTTTAGGATTAATATGATAGCAGAGATTCTTACAAAAAAGCCTTTTGCAAGGGTTACTCCCGAAGGTTACTTGCAAGGCAGGATTACGAGCGATTTAAGAAACGCATCGTTCACAAACAACAGTGATAGGCTGACATGGCAGCTCATTTCGCAGGCTGATTTTATCCGTGAGTTTTATCCTTCAGGGCACAAGATCAATTCGGAATTGTTTTACCCGGACAGACTGAAATATGACGAAGAGAAGAAACGGTTCTTCCAGGAGAAAGTATTCCGTGCTTCTTTTCCCTTTCAGATGATAATCACTATCCAACAACTTGTACATCTATGTGGCAATGACATTCATCATGAGCTGACCGATACCAAAGTTGATGAAAGTTCACGGGAAATATTTCTCGAATTTCAAAAAGGGTGGCTGGATAAGAATATGGAGATTGCATTTTACGAATATGCCAAAAGTGTAAAAATAACGGGAGATGCAGCAATCGTATTCTATATGAATGAAGGCAAGGTGTTCACCAAGAATCTCTCCTATTTTGATGGTGACACTCTTTATCCTCACTACGATTCCATAACCGGTCAAATGACACTGTTTGCCCGACGATACAGCGACTATGACGAAGAGGGAAAGGAACTCATTTCTTGGGTAGAAGTGTGGGACAATAAAAAAATGTACCGTTACCGTCAAGATAAAAGGGGAATAGCCGGAGTAATAAACAAAGTGAAACAGTATTTCGGTATTGAAGGATATACATTAGTGGAAGAACACGATCATGGATTTACCGAATGTCCGGTTGTATATTATCGGGACAAACACGGTGCCTGCTGGAGCTTTTCACAAGATAATATCGACAAGTACGAACTGGCTATTTCCCATTTGTGTCAAAACAATATGGCATACGCATTTCCAATCATGTTACTTAAAGGTGAAGATGTTGAGATTCAGGGAGATATGTATGGTGCGGTAAAAGCTATCACTATGGGGAAGGATGATGATGCAGGCTTTATGAATCGTCCCGAAGCATCACAATCATTTGAACTTCAAATTAATACATTACTTAAAATGATTTTTATGGGGAGTTTTGTTGTCATGCCTCCCGAAGTAAAGTCAGGAGATTTGCCGGGTGTTGCTATCAAGCTGATCTATTCACCATCTTTGGAAAAAGCCATGATTGACTGCAAGGAATTTGACGAATCAATAGACAAAATGAAACGGCTGTTCCTGCACGGATATGGAACAGAAAAAGGCCAACTTACCAAATTCCTCAATTTGAAAATCTTTTCGTGGGCGGTTCCATACGTCCACCAAAATGCAGCCGAATTGGTATCGAACTTGGTACAATTAGTCGGTGCCGGTATTTTATCAAAAGAAACCGGTTCGGAAGAATCCGGTTATGGGAAAAACAATGAATGGGATCGTATCATGCGTGAATATAAGGAACAGCAACAAGCTGACTTGCTATATCAACTGAAAATCAAGAAAAATGAAAGTAAAGAGGGTAATGCAAAATGATCTGTACCAAAACGCGGAGCGCGAAAGCAATCTCGTACTCCGCGCTCCGAATCCAATGTAACTATACATCGGAAAAAGCCGCCTCTGCCTACATAAAATAGACAGAGGCTTTACTTTTTCAACAACTTGGTTGATAAGCTTGTGTTATAACAAGTCAACTTCTACATTGCAAATGTAATGAATGAATTGAATATGACACTACTTTCGATACAATTTTTTATTATAAGGCTTTCGAGGATATTTCCGGTTAAGCTTCTTTTGCAGATCATCATTGATACTTTCATTCAGAAGGATTTTAGAGTTTAGCACCCGGACTTCTCCAGTAAGTTCCATAATAGTTTTGGATTGTGTCGCATTTTGTTTTGAAAGTTCAACATTGGCAATAGCCAGTTTGCTGCATTCTGATGCAAGATGATTGAGTTTCTTTGTGCTGATTAATGATATTCCAAACATAATAATTCTGATATTTAACCTATTAAATAATTATATTGCTGATACGGGAACAGCAAAGCATTTACAATGGCCGTGATACGGTGGTAATTTGTCCCATTCCACATGAAATCCGACTTCATCGTCACAAATGTTACAAGGATAGGAGCTGCCACGCATGACAAAGAACCCTATGGCTCCACTGGCTTTAGCTTGCAATTCCCAATGCTTCATCCAACCCTCTGCCACAGCATACTCCGTCAAATCTGACAGTGCAGTCCAAGAGCTTACAGTACGTCCTACTCCAAAAGACTCCTGAACACCGATTCTTGAAATAATAGAATAACCCTTTGAAATAGCTCTCTGTATATGCTCATTAAGCAATGGCGTTTTTACCGACTGCCTGATAGATGAAAGTAGTTTGTCTTTGGAAAGGTTCAGTAGTAATCCAGCGGCAATGGCCGTTTCAACCTCCTTTGAAAACCGGTCAACATATTCTCTTGCGCGTTGTGTGAAGGTTTTGCCGTATGATTCTCGCGTTATATATGTTATGATTACATCCTTATTGTCCTCATGTGTCGCTACTGCCAAAGTATAAGTATAGTCTTCAATTATTTCAAGAAGGGATAAAATTATGGCATCCACTTCCTCCTGCAACTGTCTGTTTGCTGCAAAACGGAATAATTCAGGGCTGATCTTGTACCGGTATGAAATATCTATAATTTGTTTTGCCGCCTCGATCATCACAATTTGAAGATTAGTGCGCATGGACAGCTCCACATCCAGACGTTGACGGAGATATTCTTTGGCCTCTTCAATTTCCTTATCAGTCGGTATCCTCATTTTTACGTTCCTCCTTAATACCTTCCTTGATACTATTCATGCTTCTTTCTTCTTCCAGTATCTTGGCATCATCTTCCGGTGATACCGATTGCTGCAAGCTTCGTAGCCGTTCGGTAAGATCAGAATAGCTTTTAAAAAATTCTTCCATAAACTTAACATCGGGAGTTGCATTACTGATAAGGAAACATACTTTGATCCATGTTTCTAAATATTCTCGAAGTTCCTTATTGTTGGCTAACTCCCGAATCCGAGAGAACATTCCGTTGTCATCCCGAAAACGCATACTCCAAAAACCTGACACTGCCTTAATGCTGATCCAGTCATGTTCACTACCATTATCTCTCGTAACAATAAAGTTACCTACCTGAATACCGTTTGTTTTTTTGCCCATACATGTCTTTATTTAATTGTTTCTCAATATATTGTTTCCTTTTATAGCGCATTTTTCCAATATCAAAGTTATACCTCCACCATTTTTTCCTTATGCAAAACAGATGTGTCGGAATTGGAATGCCCAAATGCACATATCTATATGCAGCCTTTTCCTTCCAATTTCTACTCATAATCAAACATCTACAATTTCAAATTCATCCGCATGTTTTTCTCCAATCCACAGTCTTTTTTGATTTTCAGTAGCCGTCTCATAAATTCTTCCTCTCTTGGAAAGATTTCTTTTCCTGAAAATAGCTTCTTCTCCTAATTCGTTATACATTTTTATTGAAGGTGATAATCCCTTTGCCCTGCAAAAGAACAGTCCCGTTTCCTTATGTCTAAATTTTACTGCCATTCTTATTCCTCCCACGGATTTTCATCTTCTTCCTCAACGTAAATCCGTTTTAATTTGTCCGATACTTCTTTTAATTCACGCTTCATTTGATTTATATGAAATTCAACTGGCATAGGAATTTCCAATGCTCCCCGCAGGTTATCAATTCTTTCAATAATCTCTGCAAATTCATCCGGTGCGATCATACTATTTGGTTCTTACTTTTAATTGTTTGATAATCTTCTCCACAGCGTCCAATTCAAAAACTGTTGTTCTTTTCTCCATGTGGTACGTCCCTTCCAGTTTCTTCTCCCGGAACAAACGCTGGACTTGATAAATGCTTAATGACAAGCAGGCCGCAAGTCCTTCATGGGTATAGGCATATCGTTTGCCATCTTTGTAAACCGGTTTGGCGATCCTTTGCTTATAGTTGCCCCGTAGGTCTTCCCGTTTCTCATAATAGAGTTTTTCCGTCAAGGCTGTTCCATATAAGCCATATACCTGACCGTTCGGGGTTCTTTTTTTGCGATAACCGGCTTCCGAAAGAATACGTCCGAATACTGTCACATTCTCTTCTTTGGCATTATTGTCCTTACACCATTTGCAGTATTTCCGGTACAGAATGGCCGAAGACATCCATTTGGGTTCAATATCGGCAATTTCCTCATATCGGCACAGATAGTTCATTTGATACATGAACTTCATTACGGTACTACTTTCCGACTGATATTCATCCATGACATTTTCAAGTTCCTTACTGTCCGTCAACTTATAACCATTGGCGATAAAACGGTCACGACCTTCCAATATCCAGTTGAATATAGCCGGGTATTCGGCTTCCAAATCCCGTGACAGTTCTTTTTTCTGCCGGGCTTTGGGTATCTCCACTTCAAAAGGAATAATGCAAATACGCCGTCTCATTCCATAGCTCCAATCTTTCAAATATGGCATTTGGTTGGCATTTGCCATCAACAAGGGAATATTGTAAGCAGTAAAGTTGTCACCATAAATAGGCCGGGCTTCGGTAGGCTCACCACTAATAAGACTTTTCAACGTGTCACTATCCTTACCAAACTCTAACGCTTGTATTTCAGAACAGTAGTTCAACCGCTTGCCATTGATGAAAGCGATATTCTTTTTTCTTTCATTTCCAGTAATCAATGCACCTATACCGAAATTGCTGACATTCTCCCGGCCAAGTATGCCCATGATTGTTTCAAAAACCACACTTTTTCCATTGGAACCGGAGCCACGAAGAACAAGCATTGTTTCCATTTTCGCCACACGCCGGTCAACGAAAATACTTCCAAGAAATTCCTGCAAAACTTTTTGCATGTTTTTGTCCGGCAAAACTTCATCCAAAAACATTCTCCAAAGAAAGACATGTTCTTCCGGCTTGTAGTCATAGGGAACGCATGTGGTCTGTACCCAACGGCGGTTGAAAGAATGCGCACGGCGAGCACTCATATCAAACACGCAATTGTTAAATACCACAATAGCATTATCAGGTTTCAAGGCTTTTCCTGCCACTACACGCTTACAGACTTTCAATACGCCTTCCACGCGAGAATAATCGCCATTGGGCATCTTGCATTTACGCATCAAGTCATATATCAGGTTGCCAAAATCATCCCATGCCATCTCTTCATATATCCGGCCACTGAAATAGTAAGGCGTACCATTGAATTTACAAATCGAAGATCGTATAATGGCTGCACGCATTAAGTCCTGCACAGCATCAACACGAGCTGCACTCTTGGACTCTTGTAAGGCAGCATCCAGTTTCTCGCCTTTCATAAGTCCAAAGACCTCATTCAACAACTTCCTATACTTTCCCTTCTCCATGTACAATCTATGAATTTGAATATCCGGCACGAGTTAAAGCCTCAACCATATATGCTGACAAGTTATTTATGGCAACATCACCTAAATATCCGCATCGCCACAAATCAGCACGCCAATCCTCTAAAGACGTGTCACAAGGTATATGATATTTTTGCATAATATCTCGCATCACCGCACAATCTTCATATCTTTCCTCTTCCTGCGCTTTTCTGAACACAGAAACAAAAACGTATCGCCCATAATCAAACAATATAGACTCAAACTTATTCATATCATCATTTTTATACCCGAAAACAAAGCATTTCTACTGTTTTTATACTATTTTTCAAGTGTTTTTATGCCACAAATATAGCTTATTTTCTACATAAATACCGCATAAAAGCTATTATTTTCTACTTAAATATAGAATAAATACGCTTTTTTTGAAGTCTTTTTTGTCATATTTTTATTGGTTTCATCATTCAATATCAATAATCGCAAAATATTGATAAACAAAGGAAAACGGCTCTATTTCAATAGAAAATACAGATGAAACATTCTCTCTGATATGTATGGTTTATGTAGGGTTTTAAAGGCAACTATACATATATAACATATTGAAATACAAATCAATGGAAAAATAGTGCATAGTATGTATAGTTTTTTATGCAAACCATATATTATATATTTTTTTCCATACGCAATTTACATATAAACTATACATACTATACATTAAATTTCCATTGACCTAATAATGAATGATTTACACATGTATAGTTATGAAGTAAACTATACATGTACTATACATTTTCAGAAGTAAAACTATACATCGGACATTCACTTTTGTAATTTATCATTGGAAAAGCCTTAAAAACATCCATTATTGGCTCCAAAAAAGAAAAAAAATAAAAATCTTGACCGGGATTGAAACATGCTTGGTGTCTTGGGTAGCCGGGGGGGGGTGCCCTCCCTGCTTTCATTATCCAGTTAACCGGCAAAGAAGGAGAAAAGCCGCGTTTTGTCTTGATTCTCTTTATATTATACCTATAATATTAAATATTATCCGGCTTTTCCGCTTCTTCTGCTTTCCGCTTTGCTCGATCAGCTATAAAAAGGCTGCATCTATAACACTGCAAAGGCAGATAATAATGTACTGTTTCCTCTTCTTCCGTATTTTCGTCCTTCTTCATCTGTTGTAAATCGGCTATTTTCATTAATACATCTGCACGATCTTTCCCCCTCAAATAAGGCAAAGTTTGTTCGAGACCTGACAAAACCGCGTCTTTATCTCGGTATTGTACAACATTCCCGGCTTTTTCTTCCTCTTCTGTTTCTGTGTTTTTCTTTTTCTTCTTGTTTTTGGGGCTGTCATTGTCAGGAAGGAAGGCCGCGCGGTTATCTTCAAAAGACCGTATTAGTTTATTAATGCCGGGTTTATCCTTTGCAAGCTGGGCGGCTCCGCGTTGCGCTGTTTCTATCTTTGTAGATCGTGGTCTAAATATAGTTGCGTATGCTTCGCCACGACTGGCGCCGGATGCTACAAGCATACAAAAGAAAACATCATCCGGGGTTAATTGGTAAATTTGCTGTAAATCTGTCACGCGTTTACTATACACCATATAAAACGATATAAAAGGGGTTATTATATTGGCGTCTCGCGCTCTGTAACTTGCTACAAAGTTAAACAAAGGCTATAAATAAAGCAAATAAGTATATTTAAAGCTGCATATTACAAATATTTCCTTACTTCTTAAATACTTTATATTTATCATTATATTATTTATTAATATGTTGATTATCAATATATTATATTAATATTAATAAATGTAAAAACGGAGCATTTTCTTAAAAATAAAAGTACATTTTGTTTTGTATTACAAATATTATTCGTATCTTTGTAATACAGAAAAGGAGATAAACGGTTAACGTCTTCCACACTTCCCGTTTTTACTTCTTCTTTGGTTGAATGTTTAATTTAAAATATAAGATCATGGAAGTATTACTAAACTTACAAAACAAAAATGTAACGTTAAACGCCGTACATGTAGCCCCAGAGGGCACAAACTGTTGCAACCGTTTAAAGGTTCATTTTGATGTGTTTCAAGAAACAGCGAAAAAAGCCGCTATTATAAGACTATCAACGGCAAATAGTTTTGAATTGATTCACTATCAGGATAAACATATAGCGTTATTAATACCTTTTGATCGCATTCAAAAGATTTCGTATTAATAAAAAAGCCGGATCAGTGCGCTAACTTCTCCGGCCTCCCTTTAAACTTTGCGTTTATCGGCTAACGTCTTCCACAACGTTAAATGCAAAGTTAAGGGAAAAACAAAGATAAACCAAGTTTCACCCTTTAAATTTTGCGTTATGAACACAGATTTATTAATTATCTACATTCGCAATTCTCGCGATATTTACGCGCTTACTGAATGGCTGCAAAATACACTTTTGAAAAAAGTAAACCGCGGCTTAACTCCTTCCGTTGAATATCTTGCAAATTGTTCTACTATGAAAAAGATCGTCCGGATGGCTGCAAAAATGCTTTCCGATCAGGATCATAAAACCGCAACCAAGCAAGAAAAAGAACAAGCAGCAAGAGAACACGCGGCCTATATTATCGGATGCGTGGAATATCTTTCTAAATTCTAATAATAACTATTTTTCCGGGGCTGTCATGGCTCCGGGTTACTATTTACTTTCATTATTCACCTTTAAAGCTTTGTATTATGACAACTACAAATAGACTTTCTTACACAGCATCAAAAAGATATGTTCAAGGCGGTACAACCTTTGAAATCAATGCTAAAATATTACTGGCTGATGATTGCAAAAATAATATATGCAATTGGAGTATAACGGCAGATATTTACGAACAACGCAAAAACGGGCGTTTCGTTTGGTGTGCTGGTGGTTGCTGCCATGAAGAAATTCTAAAGCATTTCCCACAGTTTAAAATGTTCGTTGATCTTCATTTGTCTAATCATTACGGCGCGCCAATGTGCCCAGTTGAAAACGGGTTTTATCATATTACGAACAGCAGCAAAGAAACTGCAATTAACTACTTGCGTATTACGGAAATGGAATATAATTTACTTTATCAAGCAGAAGACAAACAATACTTTAAATACCTCCTTTATGTACTTGGTATCGTTGAACGCTGGAAAAGAGAATCTAACGAAGCTTTAAAAAAGCTGGAAGAGTTGACCGGGCAAACATGGGAAAACCCATATAAACCGGAAAACGAACGTTTTACTTTGAAATTGACGGATGAAGAACGTACAACTATAACTAACAGAATAAACGAAGGTTATTATCGCCCTGAAGCTGTACAAGCGCGGAAAGACGAAGAAAAGCGCAAAGCATACGAGAAAAAACGCGCTGAAATAATTAACGATTGCAAAAAGAAACAACAAAAGGCCGAAAATGAAAAGCGGGTTATGTTGGCGGTTCTTGATGCCGGGTTATCATTACGTAATGTAATATATTACGATCATAGTAACGAGCTTGTTTTTAATTGGAAAGACTACGAAACAAAAGTAACGGAGAACGATTTTAATAAATTTGTTTCCAGTGTTAACCGTTCTTTGTTGCCTGCTGGCATAACTTTTAAAATGAAATAAAAATGTTTTGTTTAATGCTGCTTTTATTCGGTGCCGTGGTGTTTATCTCCGGCACCGATCCCAAAAAATTAAAAGACTTTATAAATAAAGACGATCAATCAGACAGATTTTAAATTTATGGAGAAAAAGATATTATATCATATTGGGTTATACGGATTTAGAAAGCTTATAGTTTATGTAATAAAGGATAACGGGGATCGTACGTCTGTCGTTAGTCTTAATGGAAACGGTTCATTCCCTTTTCACGTTTGGAACTGTAATTTACATAACATAAACGAATAATACAAATAATTCCACCGCGCCGGGCGGTTTCCCGGCATTCCTTTAAACTTTGATATTATGACTACCTATATAATAGAATCCCCAAACGGAGAAACGCACAAATTAGAAGTATTCCGCACCGCAACCGGGTTTAGTGTTTATGTTGATGGCTCAAATATATGTGAGAGCATAACGGAGGAAGATTTTTTGCAAGAGCTTGAAAACCCTACTTTCTAACATGGTGGGCGTAATTATTTGGCTAATAGTAGTTTTATTAATCTGCTTTAGCGTGTTTGGCGGTCTTTGGCTGCTTCCTATTTACTTGCTTTTTTGCCTTGCTTTAGGCTTTTACTTTGGTGTAAAATATCTAACTATTTAATGTTATGAATGAAAAAGAATTTAACGGCCTCATTTTGGCCGAATTGGTTAAAATAGCAAACGACGTTTTTACAAATGAAATAGAAATAGCTCCCGGCACCTATACCGCCGCGGAGCTTGCAAAGCTGAAAGATGCCAACGGTAACGAGATAAATATAAAATATCTTTGCGTTGACGCCCAACTAAATATAACGGATTTTAGGACTGTACAAATAAACAGCTTTAAATGTTCCTTTCCAGTGGATCAGGTTTTTAATCTTGTTTGGCAATTTGAAAAGCTGATAGGCACCAAACAAGCCAATAAAACAAGGTTTACCAAAATAGAAGAGCGCGAAAATATTGTTTGCTCCTTTGATATATGGATTACAAAAGAGCATCTAAATATCACTAAATTAGTAACAAAAGATTCTCTAAGACCAGCATTTAATTATATTTATCTTGATCCTTACAAATCGGCTTTAGTCGCTTCTGATGGGCGTACATTAAAAGAATACCCCGTAATTATTGAAACATCCGGGCTTTTGCCTGACAGCCTGAAATTATTTATCAATCCCAAGCATTTAAAAGAAATGGTTGGCCGGTGTTCTGTTTGTGTTTGTAATCAGGAAGGCGGCAATATTACAGAAATAACCAACGATAAGAAACAAACCTTTGTTTGTGATTTTGCCGGATATTTCCCTAATTACCGGCTTGTGTACCCCAATCTTTCAAAAGACGGATTTATAAAGATTCAGAAAAGCGAATTAAAAGCGGTTGCCAGTTTTGTAAAAGAAATAGCCAAACGAAACAAAAAAAGCGGTTTTTCACTTCGCACTATTGCCGGAGAGAATAAAGTTTATTTATCTTATAATGATGCAGACAGTAACGGACACAAAGAACTTTGTGTAACATTGGAAAAAGCCGCTTTAATTGATATAAAGTTAGGTTTCTTTGCATTAAACGTTATCCCATTGCTTCCCGGCTGGACTGGTGGCGTGTGGCTGGTGGCACCTGATCGGGCGGTGGTCTTTGATGATAAGATGGCGCGTATAGGTGTGGTTATGCCTGCGTTTATAAATGATTCTATTTGCCCGAACCTAAAATGTAATATAAAGGCTTTGGATCGCGCCAAAGCTCCGATCATCACGGAAAAAGAACCGGTAAGAGAGCCGGAAAAACATTTACCGGCCTTATATGTGGATGCACAAACGAAAACACCGGCGTTTGTCTTTGCTTTGGTAGCTCTGATAGATTTTATTTCCCGTTGGTTTTATCAGGATCAAATAAACAAAGCATTACAGAGGCTAACAATGTTAACCGAACTATCCGGCATTTCTTTGCCTGAACTATTGACCGAACCAGTAAGCGAAGAAACAAACGCAAATGTACCCGAACCAATAACAGAGGATGAACCAGTACGCGCATACACACCCGAACTATTGTATATTGATCGGCCTTTGGTTTTCCCAGTGCCTATCTTCATACATAAACATGAACGAATTATCAGCCGAACCGTTGTGCCCGAACTATTGAATCACCAATGTATAGCGTTACTATTTGTTTCCATGATGTTGCCCGAACTATTACGGCGATATGTTTGGGGAACAATCCGACCAAAGGCAAATGCAGATGAACTATTTTGGGGAGATTTCAGACGTTTTCACACCAAAGGTAATCATCGAATCAGAGACGGAACAAAAGAGGCAAACAAACCTAAATTACAGCCATTTCAAACGAATTATTACATATATCAATGAATCATTATGGAAGAGAATAAACAAGCCAAAAGAAGTTATCGCCGAAACAAACCGGTTACGAAAAGTAAGGTCTATGCTATTAGACTGGATATTGATTTGGTTGATTTTGTCAGAGAGCAACCGAACATGAGTAAATTTATTAATGAACTGATCCGAAAGGAGAAGGAAAATACCCTAAAGTATGAATGAAAAATCAAAAGCTTTTGAACTGATAGAATTTGTTTGGAACAATGAAAAGACTGATTCTTATTTACGAGTCAACATAGCCATGTATGAAGCAGTTAAGTTGGCTATAATATCTCAAATGAAATTCAATAAAGAGGATTTTCAGAATATATTTTCAAAATTCAGCGGTGGTTACTGGTTTGGAGTCAACGCCAACGGTAAGGGCTATGGTGAAAATTTCTATCGGGAAGCTGTTACTTCGGGAAATATTTCAGCCTGCCAAAGCTATGAAGCATTCTGCAATATTAAACCCTTCATAGACTCCAAAGGCAGAAGGTTATACAAAGGGGCAATGTACCGGGATAATGAAAAACGTTATAGGGTGACAGGATTTGATTTCAGCACTAAAAAAGTTTATTTAGTAGGTTATGCCATAAGTGATTGGGAAGAAAAAGGCAAAAAGACTCTTTTCAACTTTACCAACAACGAATGGAACGAATTTAGAAAACAAATAAAGCAATTTTAGCATAATTATGAATCAAAAAGCAAAAGATTATATCAGACGTAACACTTTGGATTTGGAAAGTGACAACCGGATGGATTCTACCGGCTATGTGCAATATGCCATATCAGAAGCAAAAGCCTATGCAGCAATAGCGATAGCCGAAGAAGGAATGAGACAAAAAGCCATTGAAGCATTCAAATTTGCCGTTGATGGTTATTTTATAATTGGCGGTACCGATTATTCAGCCAGTAGATTAAATGAATTTATTAAAAAACTTGACTCTTAATATTTATGAGAATAATAAAATTCAGAGGCAAAAGCCTTAATACAAAGATGTGGGTATATGGTGATCTGAACCATAGAGGTAAAAGAACATTCATAGAGTATGAGGTTGATTGCAAAACAATCGGCCAATTTATAGGCAAAACAGATAAAGAAGGTACAGAAATTTACGAACATGACATTATTAGTGTTAATGGTAAATATCCCAAATTGGTTAAATACATAGATGAATATGCCTGCTTTTGCCTTGCCAATATCAGCGACTTAAATAAAGAATGGATGAACCCATGGCAACAAATTTCACCTGATTGGTGGAATGATTTCAAACGGGAAATTCGAGTCATAGGAAATGCTTTTGATAATCCTGAATTGATGAAAGAAGGAGCCAACCATGAATATGCCATATAGAACCAGTCGTGACTATCAGCTTCTTAAAAAGCTACTGGATGAAGGAAAAGAGATCGTATGTTTTACAGACTTTCCGATAGATAACCGGATTTTCCGCGATGTTTGTAAAGCAAGAAAAATAGGAGAAGGCCGATACTCTGTTACTTGCCGTGGTTGTGAATATGCTTCATTTTGGGAAAATCACAATTACAAATGGACGTTTGAAGATGAAATGCGGATGGCTAATATAGAATTTATTGAACCAAATATTTAA